TCATCCCCGCTCCTTATCCAGTGCGTTGCGGCCGGCTGGTGTCCAGCGGAAGCCGCGATCATGGCCGTCGCCGCGGTACTCCAGCCATCCATTGCGGACAAAGCGGTCGTAGGCCTTGCGGACGAAAGGTGGGTCAAAGTGCGCCCACTCATTGTCGGAACCGGGTTCTGCGGCCATTTCGGCGATGAATTCCTCTTCGAGGCTATTCAGCTTCATTCGCTCTCTCCTCTCTGGAGGATAGGGGAGGTTCCAGATTCTACAGGGGCGGCGCGAGCCATGAAGCTGCCGAGCTGCTCCATCGTGATCAACGCATGGTCGGGATATTCTTCTGGCGACGTGATATCCGGCGTCTCACAGAGGATCGTCCACGCTTCTTCGATCGTGAGCTTTTCCTCGCTTTCCCAGCCGGTCAGGCGGTCGGCATCCAGCTGACCGCGCACGATCGCATTATGCGCGTCAGCGAAGGCCTGCCGGTCTTCCTTGGTGACCGGACGGCTAAAATGTATTTCAAGCGTCCTGCCATCTGTCCCGGTGGACATGGACAGCATGTCGTCGAGGAACGGTTTCAGATCCTTCATGCCTTCCTCCATTTCAGGTGGTTGCGCCCGTAGACGATCCAGAGCGCCGCGTTCATGGGCAGGAGGCCCCACGCGGCGGTCGTGATGATCCAGACGAGCCAGAGAAGCTGGTTGCCAAGGCCGATCAGCCAGGCGGAGCGGTGCTTGTTGCCGGCGAGAAGCGTCATCCAGATCGTGACGGCCGACATGAACCACGGCAGGTAAAGGCGGATGGCCTCACTCATCGGCGCACCCCTTCGCACTTGTGGCGGAAGCGCTGCGCGTGGCGGCGAGGGCAGATCGCGCCATCCACACGTCGTAGGCGAGGCGCGTCACATGATCGATGTAGTTGTTTCCGTCTTCGAAAAAGCGCTCATCCAAGAAGAGGCCATTTCCGATCGCCCAGCCTTCGAAGGCTAGACGTTCGTCCTCCACCTCCGCGCTGTCCTCTCCTTCTCTATGGGGAGCCGGCTCATCGGGAACGAAGCCCACGTAAGCGTCGTAACACTGCACCGAGCATGTCCACTTTCCGGGCTCGGTCTCGTCGCCGAAATCATCACCACCTTCCGATTTCTCGCGGGTGTCGATGATCCGTCTGCAAACGCAACAGTTTGCGGTCGGTATGCCCGGCTCTACCGGCACATCGACAAGGGCGGAGCGGATGCGCTGCTCGTAGTCCGCTTGGGCGGCGGTCTTGGCGGCTTCTATAGTACCGAACGGGGGAAGCGACATGTCCCAATTCGACCAGAATTTCCCCTCTTCGAAGACGATGGAATAGGATTGATGAGTAACATCGGCGAATGCATAACAATCGCCGTCGCCGCCCCACTCCAGCGGCTTGACCTTCACCTCTACCGCCCGCTCTTGATCGGATAAGGCGGCGGTGAGGGCGGAGCGAATGTTCTGCCGGGTGAGTGGATTTCCATTGCAGCCGTACAACGACGCACGAGCACGCTCGACCATCTCGTCGGTGATACTCATGGCGTTTTTCCTTGGGTGAGAGCGCTAGCGCGGCGGAGGTCGGCCAGCAGATGGCGCGGGATCGTGTTCTCGGCCGATTTGCATGGCTCAAGGTTTTCGACGCTAGCGCCGCATAGCGGGCACGGGTTCGGCTGGTCGTTATGGCAGGGGCAGCGCTGTTCGGCCCAAGTCAGAACGGCATTGACGATCTTTTGCAGCTCGTCCTTCTCCGCATTCTCCCGCTGCAACGCCTCTGCCTGGCGGGCGGCCAAAACGCAGGTGAGCTTGGCTTCGTGATGGCGCTCTCGCATCTCCACAATGCGCTTGCAGACAAAGTCGACATCAAGCCGGAAGCCATCGCCGTGCCGCACGAAAAGCTCAGAGCCGCCGCCAATAGCGTTGGAGATTTTCGCAGTGCATTCTTTGATCCAGTCCGCCTCCGACCGTTGCCAGGCAACAGTGCGGCGTTCGCCTAGCACGCGATCCGCCATCACGCCGCCCTCCGCACGCGCCCATAGCCAAGCAGTTCCAGACGGTCAGCGACGCGGCGCAGGTTCTCCGCCTGAAGGCGGCGTCGTTCACCCTTGCGATCGTTGCTATCCGCAACCATACGCAAGCTTGTCGGGTCGAGGTTGTCGGCGATGGCTCTTTCGACGTCGAGCAGCGGCGTGTTGTTATTGTCGTTCATGGTGGTCTCCTCTGAATGGTGGCGCTACAGCTGGTAGGCTGCGGCGAAGCCGATGACGGCGAAAATCATGGTGCAGACCGCGAGTTCGACGCGAGCGGAGCGCATGTGCGCTGCCATAAGACGGCGCGTGCGTTCGCGAGCAGCGTCGGCGAGCGGCGTGGGGTAGCGCGGTGTGCTCGATGGCGCCAGAACGGGGAGGGTGCTATGCATCGGTGCGGCCCTCCGCACCGCCGACGCGAGAGAAAACCTCGAACTTGCCGCCGACCTCGATCGACAGTCGCGCGGCTTCCTGGATGGCCGCATCATAGGTGTCGTGCTCGAATGGAATCATGCCGGTCTTGATGCGTCCGGTGCGGCGACCGCGCTTGAACACGAAATGCCCTCCGCCGATCTCCTCGTTATCGCGAGGGCCGGGGAAGGATGGCCATTTCTTACCGTGATAGGGGCGGCCGTGCTTCTTGGCCTTGTGGTCCGGCTTGCGCATCGGCTCGTCGGACTGTGCAGTCGCGCCAGTTGCCGGGGCGCCATAGGGAATCAGGTCGTCTTCGCTGGGTCTGTACATCGGTCTCTCCTCAATAGTGGTGGCTGAGCGCTTGGTGGACACTCAGTAGTTTTCAGCCTCTTCGCGCGTGATGAAGAAGTGGATGCCGGCGGCGCACTCCTCCTGCCAGTTCTCGTCGAAGCTGTCGGGAGTTACGCGCTCGCCTACGCGATAGATTGTTTCGCCGTCATGACTGCTGGTTCCAGTCTCGTCGCCGATGACCTCCAGAACGTCGGCAAACTCCGCGCGGCACTTGCGGCCGAATGCGTGACTGCGGCGGGCGTCTTCTGGAATTCGCAACTTGACGATCACGCCGCCCTGGCATTTCTTCCAACCGATAATCGAGCCTTCAGGTAGAATGCGCGTCTGCGCGATCACAAGCGACGCGTATTTTGCATCCTTGAGGTTGGCGCCGCAGAGGTTGGCGCCGCAGAGGTTGGCGCCGCAGAGGTTGGCGCCGCAGAGGTTGGCGCCGCAGAGGTTGGCGCCGCAGAGGTCGGCGCTGCGGAGGTCGGCGCTGCGGAGGTCGGCGCCGTAGAGGTTGGCGCTGCGGAGGTCGGCGCTGCGGAGGTCGGCGCCGTAGAGGTTGGCGCCGTAGAGGTTGGCCTTTTCCTTAACGGCGGCCTTAACCGCCAGTCCGAGCTTCACCGAAGGAAACTCATCTGGCTTGCATTCAATTTCGGCCGTGAACTGCACGGCGCCAGTGAACCTGTTCAGGATATCGAATCTCATATCTATCTCCTCTTGCCGTTAACGGCTGGTATCCGCGCCTGGTGCAGCGCGTGAGGAAAGATATAGACGCTATTTACAAACTGGTCAACAAAAACTTTGTTTGTTATTTGTTATCTGCCGCCGGCTAGTATGCTCCGGCCTGCACTATAAGGTGCACGCTGACGACGTCATCGCGGTCGAAGTCCAGCTTTCCAGGTGGATTGTATTGCTCCAGCGTCAGGCGCGAGCCTTTCCAGCCGTCGAACTTCTTCACAAAGCCGCGCGGCGGGTCGTCTTCATTGCGGGCTCGGACCTGAACGACGACGTGGTCGCCATGCCGCACCGGCTTGGTCGGGTGGACGTAGGCGATCTCGCGCGGATAGTACCGCGGCACCATCGACTCTCCGTCCAGGAAGACGGCATAAGCTCCCGGCACGTTCATAAGAGAGGGGATGCATGGCACCCAGTCGAGAACTTGCCCGTTAAAGATGTATTCGCCGTCGGCTCCGCCGACCGCCTCACCTAAAACTGGCATCATCTTGTGCAGTGCGTTGCCCGAGCCTTGCTGCAGCGGGACGATCGTCGCGTTGGGGCGAGGCTCAGTACCGACGCGCTTGCCCAGGCGCTCCTCGACGAGGGCCTTCATCTCGGCTTCCGGAATGCCCAGCGCCTCGCCGATCTCGCGCCAAAGGTGGGAGCGCTTCACCCTGCCTGATATGAAATTGTTGATGTTTTGCTGGTCGGTGCCTACGGCTCGCGCGAGTTCGGTCTCGTTGCCTGCAAAAACAACGTTAAGCCGCTCGCGCAGGCGATCTTCCAGATTAGCCACCGAATTATCTCCGAATTTTTTCAAGGCAATAGCACCGGGCATAACAAAAAACAAACAAAGAGTTTGACAAAGAATTTGTGAATCGGTATGGTGCTTTCATAAGAAGAACAGAAAGGGCCTCGCGCAGATTGGCAAAGGAGAACCTAATGTCAAATGCACGAGATTATCAAAGAAGACCAGCCCACCAAGAGGCAACTGCCCACCAAGAGGCAAAGATAGGAGACTGACAATGCGACAAAACTCCCAGGACGAACGCAGAAGAAGACATACCGAGAAACAGGGTGGAAGAAGAAGAGATACGGGGCGGGCGCGGGGCCCGCCGTCAGGTCCGCCATGAGGGCGGGCCGTTTCTTGAGCGCCTCGTGGGGCGTTGAGGAAACGGAGATAGGGAAGGGTGGCGCCATAGGGAAGGTGAACACCATTGGCCGCTTGCGCTGCCCTTCCCGAACCAATTGCAGGTGTGTGGCCGAGGCAATCGCGAAAACCAACTGACGGTCGCCATGCACCTGCAACCAAATGCCCGAAAGGGCGCTGACCGGCCAATACTCTGCCGCAACCCGAGGCGACCGCGCCGGTCAGCAGAAATAGTGAACGGGTGGCCATGACCGAAACGAAAACCAATCGTCGATCGCCACCCGTTCACTGACCAGATTGCAGGGTGATGGCCATTGGTGTCGCGAAACCCAGAGATAGGTCGCCACTGCCCTGCAAGACCCACGCCGTTGCTACCCGCAACAGCCTACCGCCAGAGGAGACTACGATGACAGCAGCAAACGCAACAGCAGCCAGACAGCCGAAAGTCGGAAAGAACGAAGACATCTATGGCATGGCCCGCCGCGTCTATGACGAAAGAGGCCGACAGGCTGGCGCAGCTGTAGAAGCCGCCATCGCCCAGCTTCGCCGCCGGCCGGCTCTCCATGAGGCAGCATACAAGATCGCGGCAGAAACCCTCATAGGTTCCGTAGTCCGCTCTGACCGTGCCGCCGTGTATCGCGGCGCAGATATCGGTAGCGTTGCCGTCGCCGAACCCGCCACGAATGTGACAGACCTGCCGAGCGCACGTAGCGCCGCAGCCACCGAAGCCAGCGCTGCGCGTTTGCGCCGGGTCGCTGTGCGCCTGACCGGCCTGTACCTGGCCAAGTACCGCCTCAATGGCGAAGAATTCTTCCTCGGAAATGCCACGCCCGACCAGCTGCGGCAGGTCGCCGAACAACGGCGCACGCAAGGCGCGACGATGGTCCGCGAGGCTCGCTGGCTCGACAAGATCGTTGCCTGCGCCAAGGAAGGCCAGCCGATCCACAAGAGCCTGACGCTGAAGCAACTGGAGCGGATGCAGCGTGAGGCTTTGGCTTCGCCGGTCTGACCGGCGCGGGGCGGCCATTGAGGACTCGAAACCCATTTCCGCCACGCCGCCCCGAACTTTTTGCCTGCTGCCAATGAAGCATCGCTGCCCAAATTACCAGCGCGGCGGGCAATCCCAATAGCAAGTGCGGCCATTGAAATCGCGAAGCCCACCGTTTGCTCGCCGCGCTTGCTTACCATATCCGCCGAGAGGCGGGCTGACCGGCCAGTTGAAGGACGAAACCCAGGCCCGCCTCGCCGCCCAGCCCTCGCAACACCAACACTGTCGCGGCCATACCGCCATCGCAACCCATCGCAAGGATGCCCGACAGTCTACCAACCCAGAGGAGACGAACATGAACGCTCTAGCAAGAATTGACGCCGAAGCGGCGACACCCAGTGAAATTTGCGCAGTTGTGGAAACCACAACACGCAAGAGGAAGGCCAAAGCAGATGCGAAACCCATCTTTCTGTCGCCTTCCTCATCCCATACCGACGACGGCCACCCTTCAGGCGTTACCCATCAAACCCCCGCCGTCGTCGGCTCCCCCTATCCAGGCACCAACCCGGCTCACCACGAGACCATCGACGCCATCGTCGAGGTATATCGCCTGCGGCAAGACATGATCCGTGCGCGCACCAAGCTCATCCTGCAAGCGCAGGCCAGCCTCCGGCGCGTATTCGCTGGCGACAAGGACATGGCCGCCAAGACGTACGCCGAAGCCAGCAAGGACCCCGGCCACGAGTATCGCGGCCAGATCCAGCCGTACCTTGCCTCACTCGACATTCTCGACGACCAGCAGTCCGCCTATGAAAAGGAGCTGGTGCGCGACGTAAAGCGCCTTCCGATCTATGCGTGGGCCAAGGCAATCAAGGGCTTCGGCGATCTGTCTCTAGCCTGCATCATCGGCGAGGCTAGCGGCTACCGCAACGACACTGGCGAATTCTACTCTGTCGGCGACTTCAAGTCTGTGTCCGCACTGTGGAAGCGGATGGGCCTGGCGGTGCTCAACGGCCACCGGCAAGGCAATCCCGGCAAGGGCGCGTCTGCCGACGACTGGATCGCCGAGGGCTACAGCAAGACGAAGCGTTCCGTCATGTGGAACATCGGCAACTCGCTCATTCTGAGCATGGGCAAGTTCCGCCCCGTCTTCGGAGAGGACGTAGACGCCAATGCGGACTACACCGAACTGCAGCGTGTGTTCGCGAACCGCGCGCGGTACGAGGCCGAGCGCCTGCCGCACAAGTGCGGTTCAGCAGTCAAGCAGTCCGCGACCGGCAAGGACAGCTACACGCTCCACGCCGCCAACCGCGCAAAACGATACACCGAAAAGCGGCTGCTGCGCATGCTCTACGCCGAATGGCGGCGGGTGATGGCATAGCTGCTAGGCGGGGCGGCCCAAAGAGGTTCGAAACCCAACGGCCGCGCGCCGCCTCGCTTATTCCTCAATCAGTCCCTTCCTGCGGAGGTCATCAGCAATGAGTTTTTCGATGTATGACGCCACCGACCGCCTGTCCAACTTGGCGGCTTTCTCAAGCGCCTCCTTGAACTCAGGCTCTATACGAATCCCCACACTTGCCGTCTTTGCCATGCCGCATTCTCCACTGGTGCGACATGGAATACGACGCAATGCTAACAAATGCAAACTGGTGATGGCATGACCCAGCCCCCCGGCATCAGAACCATTCTTGCCGCCAAGCAGGGCGGCAGGTGCTGCTACTGCGGCGATCGACTGCTGTCCACGACGGCACGATGGAAGAAGGCCATTCACCCGAAGGCCCAGACTATAGAGCACCTGCAGCGCAAGGCGGACGGCGGCAGCGGCCACCCGGACAATAAGGCCTTGGCCTGCCATGAATGCAACAACGGTCGAGGCTCTATCGACTGGCTAACCTACAAGTCGATCAAGATGGGGGAGTTGGCGGCTTAGCCACCCAAAACAAAAAAACCAGCGCGGCTACCAACCGAACTGGCTTTTGGTGCAGCAACCCCAAACAGCGAGCACCTTTCGGCCGGCACCACCCGTAAGCTCGCAGTTTGGGTTCCTACTTGCCGCGCGGAGGAGACCTTGAGAGCCTTAACGCGCGACGTTCGATACCCCCTACCACAGAGGCAGTTTGTGCATACAGAGTGTTTACAAATTTGTCAAGCGACAAAATCACGTAGCGTCAGTTCAGCCGGCGGCCACCACCCGCTCAGCAAGGACAATGACGTGAATCGCCTCGTGGCCGTCGACGACAACGTCTGGCCGATCGTAACGCGACAGCCGCACCGACTGCCCTTCCACCGATTCAAGGCAGCCTATCCACGCGATGCCTTTCGGGGAGTGTACGATAACGTCACTGCCCGGCTTCGGCCACGCAGCCGGGTCGACCCAGGCGCGCGTGCCGTAAAGCAGCGCCGGCTCCATGACGTTTGTCTCGATGCGAACGAAGTAGCGACCGCGCGGGATGTACGACACCCCGTAGCCGTGCTGGATCGGCTCGAACTTGAACTTGCCTTCCTTGCGGTCGGACACTTTGCCGTGCTGCTGCGCCGTGTCGAACACACCGATTCCCGGTGCGGCTCGCTCCTGCGCTTCCTCGCACAGTTTGTCGATGTTCTCGCGCGCCATGTCCATAAAGTCGGCAAGCGCGTCTCGAACATCGGGGCGTGGCAGCGTGCCACGCTTCCAGGAGCTATAGGTCTGCTGAACCCAGCCGTACTTCTCGGCGACGGCACGTTCCGTCATGCCGAGCGCGCGCTGGCGTTCGGACAGGAGTGAGGCAAATCGGCTTTTTTTAGGAGGCATGCGGCACCAACATCAGCGTGAAATCTTGACAAATTTGTAAATATGTACTACAAGGAAAGACCACCGGCAAGCCTGACCAACCGAAACCTGCAGCAACCACCAGGCTCGCCATACTGCCACGAAGAGGAGTAGCCATGACCACAATCACCAGCTCGATGCTGGCGGATATGCATGCTCGCCGTCAAGACGGGGAGAGCGTCGCAGAGATCGCCGCCAGATACAACGTCAAACCCATGACAGCCTACCAGCGCCTGCGCCGAGCCTTTGGTTCAGTGAAGCCGCGCGAGATCGTTGCAGCGAACGACAACCGACCCGATGTCGTCACCCGCATGACAGCCCACAACGGAGGCTGCTCCACGCTGAGCGGCAAGGTTCCGGTTTCGGTCGTCAGGATTCCGACGCTCGATGGTCACGCACCGAAGGTGGCGGCATGAGCGACGACAGCACGATGCGCAGCGACTGCGAATGCGAATTCTTCAACTTCGGCGACATGGTTCGATCCCGCCAGAACCCGAACCTGACGGGGCAGGTCATCGGCGATCGCAACTGGGGCTCAGAGTATCAGGTGCGGCTGGCCGACGGCGCGACCACAATCTGGTGGCACGGCGTCGAGATGGAGCACGATCCGGAGGCGGAAGTTCCGCCGGCCAAGGAAGACGACACCACGAACGTGGTTCGTGTCGATTTCACCAAATCGCGGGGTCTGCGCCCCGAAACAATTACAGGAGGGGCTGCGTGATGGGTGAGTTCAAGATTGGCGACCGGGTGCGGGCTCTGTACAGCTACTATGGGCAGTTTACGACCGGCAAAGAATACGTCGTCAGCGGCATCAACGATTATAGCATCAGTATTGCTGAGGATGATGCCGGCTCCACGGAAAATGGCTGGAGTCCTTCGAACTTCGAACTCGTCACCCCCGCCTTCACCATCGAAGCCGGCAACCACTACCGCACCCGTTCCGGCAAGCCGACTGGCCGCGTGACCAAGGGCGACACCGGTTTTGAGGCTGTCGTCGACGGGCGCGTTCGCATCTTCGACGAGGCCGGCGGTGCGGTTCACGGCGACGATGACATCGTCGAGGCCTGGGTGCCGAAGGTCGGGGAGCGGGTGGTTGTTGTCGAGACCGAAAACTTTCATCCTGCGGTGTCCTCCGAGACGCAGTGTGTGGTGGATAGCGTGAACGCGGATTACCTCTGGCTTAACGCCTCGACGGACAGTCACGGCGTGCTGCACCAATTTGCCTACCTTTCCGACCTCGAACCGCTGCTCGTTGCCGCTCCGCAACCGGCAGCCCTAAAGATTGAGGCCAGCAAGTTCTACCAGACGCGCGATGGGCGGAAGGTTGCCAATATTCACAAGGATTTCGGCTATTGGTTTGGCCTGATCGAAGGAGAGATCGGCCATAGGGCGTTCGAGCCGAACGGCCGTCACGGAAATGAATATATCCAGAACAATCCCGACTTGGACCTCATCGCCGAATGGGTCGACGAGCCCGTCACGCAGCCCGCCGTCGCCAATGACAACGGGCCGAAGTTCAAGGTGGGTGATCGCATTACCGGGAAAGCCGCGGGCTTTGGCATCGTCAGCGGCGAGATAATCCTTGTCGACGAAGGTGCATACCGCGATCCGTACAAGATCCATGATGACGCAACCGGCCTAGATATCTGGGTCGAGCGCGACGCCGTGGCTTTCGGTGAGCCGTACCATGACGCCGACAACGATAACCTGCCGGTTGCCCAGCAACATGCAGGTCTGATCAAGACCCGAAACGGCTACGGCTTCGAAATCGCGCGCTTCGGCGATTATGTCTGGGTCGATACCGGCAAGAAGGCCCCAGAGACATTCCGGGCCGCTTCCGTCTCTGCAGCCTAACCACCAATCCCTACCACCAACCAACCCGCTGCTTGGCGACAGGCAGCGGGAGCGAGGAGACTTGTTATGCCGAAATACAAGGCCGACCTGCCGGCAGGCTGCGCGATACCGTTCGCGCTGCTTGCCCTGTCCACCATCCCGGCGTGGCTGACACACCTGTACGTCTGCTTCACCGACGAGCGCTGGGGCTTCCTCATCGCCGGAGCGCTGGCCGCACCCATCGCCGTCATTCACGGCTGGGGCATCTGGCTGGGGATCTGGTGATGGCCAAACACCACCGCGACCCGCAGCCCACCGAGACCCCGAAAGACTTCGACGTCTACGGCCTCGTGCCGCCGCAGGATCAGCCCACCGGACGCACCTGGAAACGCGCCATGACGGCTGCAGCATGCGCCGCTGTCTTCGGCCTGACCTACGCGCTCATCCCGATCGCCTTCGCCGTTGGTGGCGCGGCAATCGGTGTGTGGTTCGTCGGAGCCGAATTCTACGACTGGCTGGACCGGCACACCAACCAGGACCGGCAGTAACCGAAGAGGAGACGAAATGGCAATTTCCCTATCATCCCTGAGATCCACCAAGCGCAACGATCCACCCATTATGCTGCTTTATGGCGTCGACGGCATCGGCAAGACCAGCCTAGCAGCTGAATTCCCGTCGCCGCTCTTCCTCGGTACGGAGGGCGAGCGACCGCCGTCTGACGTAGATCTGCCGACCCCCGGCGTCATCACGTCCCTGAATGATGTGTTCGACGTGTTTGGCGAACTGCTCGACAGCGAGCACGACTTCGGCACTGTCATCATCGACAGCCTCGACGGACTCGAGCCGTTGATCTGGCGGGCGACGTGTGCACGCCTTGGTCTTAACTCGATCGAAGATGCAGGATTCGGAAAAGGTTACGTCGAGGCAGACACGGAATGGAACGAATACCTTTCCGCCGTCGCGGCTCTGGCGCAGGCCGGAATTTATGTCGTGCAGCTGGCTCACCCGGAGATCGTGCGGTTCGACAGCCCGACCAGCGATCCGTACAGCCGGTATCAGCCGAAACTCCACAAGCGAGCCAACGCCCTCGTTCGCGAGAAGGCTGATGTCGTGGCCTTCATGAACTACCGCATCTCCATCAAGGAGAAAGAGGTGGCGCGCCAGACGAAGGTTGCGCACGCCGAGGGCGGCAAGGAGCGCCAGATCCACCTCAACGAAGGCGCCGGATTCAACGCGAAGAACCGCTTCTCCATGCCGGATTCCATCTCCTACAAGAAGGGAGACGGCTTCGCAGCGTTGGCAAAATACTGGCCTTCGAACGACAACGCGGCACGGCAGGAGGCGGCGTGATGGGTAGCTTCTATCTGGGTGTCGCCATTCTTCTTGCCGTGGCAGCCGCCATCGTCGGGGCGGTGATCTACAGCGTCGGCGTATGGCCGGCACTAGCGGTATTCGGCCTCACCGGACTGATGACCGGGGCAATCTACCTCGGCATCAACCTCATCTATGGCTACTAACCCATGTTCCACCGCGAAAACTGGTTCGCATGGTTCCCCGTGACGGCACGCACCGCCGCCGGCAAACGCATCGCATGGCTGGAGACGGTCATGCGGGAGCGGTTCGAGACAGCAAATAGCGCCAGTGCTTGGCGCTATTACACCACCTAACCACTACCACAGAAGGAGACGGCCAGCATGGCTAAGCTGAACACCAGATTCAATGCACAGGACCACGATACCGAACAGCGCGACTATGAGGACCTGCCTGCGGGGATCATGCAGTTCGAGATCGAAGCGAGCGAAATCAAGGAGACCGGCCCGGAACACGCGCGCACCGGCAACGGCATGAAGTACACGGTAAATGTCCTGGCTCCAGAAGAGGTGTCCGGTCGAAAGTTCTTCGGCTTCATCAACCTCGAAAACACCAATGCGCAGGCGCAGGAGATCGGACAACGGGAATTTGCGTCCCTCTGCCGCGCGATGGGCGTTGAGGGCGTGGAAGACACGGAGGAGCTGCACTATCGCACCTACACGGTGAAGCTTGGCCTCGGCAAGCCGAGCAAGAAGCTCAAGGCAGACGGCTCCCCTGAATTCCCGGCGCGCATGGAGGTCAAGCGGTACTTCTTCCCGGATCAGGGCAACATTCCCGAGCCTGCGCTCGATGCGGTTCAAACCAAACCAGCAGCAGCCAACGACAATCGCGCACCTGCGGCGAATGACAACCGCCAGCAACAGCAGGCCAGCCGACCGGCTGCTGCGGCTACGGGCAGCCGGCCCTGGGGGAAGAAGTGATGGGCTGGCCTGACGCGGTGGCGATTGCTGCAGTTGCATTCAGCTTCGCCTACGTGCTCGCCGTGCTCTTCACCCGCGCCTAACCACCACCAGCGGCCGGTTGCTACCTGCAACTGGCCGCGCACTACCACCAAGAGGAGACCACAATGCACCTGACAATCAGTCGGGCGGAGCTTTCCCGCGTTATCTCGGCGGTAAGCCGCGTCGTTGAAAGCAGAAACATCATCGAAATCCTGTCCAACCTGCGCCTTGTCGCGACGGACGACACACTGACCGTGACGGCTACAGACCTCGCCATCGTTGCGGAAGCCAAGGCGCCCGCAACCGTCGCGGCCGCTGGGTCTGTGTGCGTAGACGCCAAGTTGTTCGGTGACATTGCCAAGAAGGCCGGCGCTTCCGAAATCATCCTCCTGCTGGATGATGACAAACTTGTCGTGAAGTCCGGACGTAGTCGCTTCTCGCTTCGCACGCTGCCTGCTGCGGACTTCCCGTCCATGGGCGCGGATAGCTTTAACGCCGAGTTCGAGACGGACATTGCTGATCTGCTGTCCTCGGTGGCGTTTGCTGCCGGCACGAACGACATCCGCGAAATGCTCAATGGCGTGCTTTTGCGCTCCAAAGCCGGAAAGCTTGTTGCCGTGGCGACAGACGGGCACCGTCTCGCTCGCTCACAGGGCGATGAAGCGCCTTCCTTCGATGACATCATCATCCCGAACAAAGCGGTCAGCGTCATGCCGAAGGGCACGACGATCGTCAGCGTCAGCCCTGAAAAGATGCGCGTCATTGGCGAGGACATCACGATCACGACCAAACTGATCGGCATGGAGTATCCCGATTACGAGCGGGTCATCCCACAACACAACGATAAAGTCGTGGCCGTGAACCGCGACGAGATGATGCGGGCGGCCGATCGCGTCGTGACGGTGAGCAGCGAGAAGAGCAAGGGTGTTCGTCTGTCTATCGCGTCCGGCGCAATCCAGTTCTCGGCCCGATCTGATGCCGGCGAAGCAGCTGATGAAGTGGCTGCCGATTACAGCGGAGAGCCGATCGATTACGGCCTTAATAGCCTCTACCTGCGCGACATGCTGGCGGCCCTGCCTCCGGGCAAGGTCAAGCTGGCGTTGTCTGAGAGCAACTCACCGGCAGTGGTGACCGGCGAGAACGACAACTGGGACGGAGTTCTCATGCCTCTGAGGGTGAACTGATGGAGCGAGAGATCAAGAACCTTATCCGAGAGGCAATTTCAGCCATCCGGCGCGGTGACATTGATGACGGCGTGCTGATCCTGGAGCGCACTGTCGACCCGAAGTATCGGTCTGTGGAGCATGCTCACGGGGCGTACCTTATGCGCGACGGCGGAGGGGTTGGCTCTGTGGGCGGGTACTTCGCGGAGGCTCTAGGGCATAAGGTGGCGGCATGACCCTCACCGGACGAAAGCGCTACCGCACCAACTGGCGCGGCAAGCTCATCCTGCAGGTCGAATACACGCTGTTCCACATGAAAGACCTCAACGGGTCCGGATACTACGACGAGTGGACAACGACGCATTGGCGGGATGCCAAGGTCGATGACGGCGCGCATGAGGCGTCCGCCTAATGGCCCCTATCCCCCGCCCAACGCCCTCAACCCTGCGCGCCATCCAGCACGCCCTCGAATCCGATGAAGACCAGTGGGAGTCCGTCGGCGTGTCGGCTGGCGATATCGGTATGGAGTGTGACCGAGCTCTTTGGCTCACATTCCGCCGGGCGTCCGTTCCGGAAGCGATCGACTGGCGCAAGCGACGGATCTTCGAACGTGGCGAGATAGAGGAGGAGCGCCTTCTCGATCTGCTGCGGCTCGTCGGAATTGAGGTTTGGGGTCAGCAGGACCGCGTTCGCGCGGCCGGCGGGCATCTGCGCGGCAAGATCGACGGTCGCGCTCTCGGCCTGCCGGAGGCCGCCAAGACCGAACACATCGTCGAATGCAAATCGGCCAAGCAGGAGGTGTTCGCCAAGGTCAAGAAGTTAGGGGTGAAGGAAGGCAAGCCGGAGCACTACGCCACGTTTCAGTTCTACATGTACGGGCTCGGCATCGACCGCGTCCTCTACATGATGTCCAACAAAAACGACGAGGATCTGCATCTCGAGCGGGTAAACTTCGACCACGACTTCGCCATCCACCAGGTGGCGAGGGTGGAGCGCATCATAAACATGCCCGAACCGCCCGGCAGGCTGTGCACGAAGCGCGACGACTTCCGCGGCATGTTCTGCCGTCAGGCGGAGGTTTGCTGGGGCGAGATCAAGCCGCGTGCGCATTGCAGGTCCTGCATCCATGCCACGCCGCTGCTTGACGGCAACGCCGGGTGGGACTGCAGCCGCTGGCAGAAACCTTTGTCGCTCGATGAGCAGGCGGAAGGCTGCGCCGCTCACCTTTTCATCCCGTCCATGCTTGCCGCCTACGAGCAGGTCGATGCGGACGAGGAGGCCGAGACCATAACCTACGTCCACCGGACCACAGGTGAGCGGTGGGTGGACGGCGCGGCTGCGGAGCCAACAACATGAGCCGCAAGCCGCGCCCGATCTGCCCGGTATGCGGCGCGCGAGCCGCGCGCAGCGAAACCCGCTTTGGTCGCCGCCACGACTGCTGCGGCCTGTGGTCTTGGGGCAACAAGCCGCTTGCCGACGCTGAGACACACAAGGCACGCAGCGATGCGCACCGCGTCTTTGACGTACTGTGGAAATCCGGACACCTGTCGCGCGGCGAGGCCTACCAAGCCCTGTCGTGGGCTACCGGCTGGCCGGAAGCGGACTGCCACATGATGCACATGCCGAAAGAACGAGCCGCCCTCGTTCCTGCCGCCGTGCGCAGGATCTGGGCGGTTATCAACGAAGACAGCCCCACCAAGGCTGCCTAACCACAAGAGGAGACCACCATGGCTACCCACGCCAACGACAACCGCCCCGCCGAGTTTGACGCTGCCCTTGAGCGCTATATGCCTATGGTTCGGGCGCTCGCGGTGCGCTACCTGCCGACCGGGCAGCGCGAAGACGTTATCCAGGACGTCATGTTGCGGGCGCTCAGCTGCTGGCGCAATTTCCACGGCGAATACACGCCAAACGGCGGCTTTCCCAGCTGGCTGCGGTGGCAGCTGCGCGCGGTAATCTCGGCGCACAAGACCAAGAAGCGCGTCACGATCGTCTACGGCGACAAGGCCGACAGGGCATTCCGTACCGCATCGCTTGCCGAAACGCAGGAGCGCTCGATTGCCGCTCTGGACGTGCTCAACCGGATGACCGGCCGTGATGGAGCCGTCCTCCTGCGCAGAGGCATGGGGTTCAAGTTGTCCGACATTGGTGCGGAAATCGGCGTGTCCCGTGAGCGCGTGCGGCAGATCGAGGAGGCGGGCATTGCCAAGCTCCGCGCCGAGCTGAGGGCAGCAGCATGATCCATCCGCGCGATATCATAGGTCCCGAGCAGCTGGCGGCGTTGCGAAACGCCGGCTGGATCGTCGTGCGCGAAGACGCCATCCGGCTGGCGCAGGCGTTTGCGCGGGAGGAGGGGCGTGGGAAAGGCAAGACGGCTGAGGTGGCGTGATGGCGTTCAATCCGCGCTACTATCAGATCGAGGCCGTCGATGCGGTCTTCGACTACTGGGCCGAAGAACCCGGACACCCGCTCGTTGATATGGCCACGGGCACCGGGAAGAGCGGCACTATGGCCATGCTAGATAAGCGTCTCGTTGAGGGGTGGCCAGACATCCGCATTCTCAACGCCACGCACGTCGAAGAGCTCGTCGAGGGAAACTTCATGGAGTTTGTGGGCATGTGCCCATTTGCTCCAGCCGGGATAGCTGCCGCCAGCCTTAACCGGCGGGACTATCGGGCACAGGTTGTCTTCGGTCAGCTGCAAACCATATGGGACAAGGCCGACCTGATCGGCCATGTCGACGTGCTGAAGATCGACGAGGTGCATCTCGTGCCGAACGACGGCAACACGATGTACCGAAAGCTTATCGCGGCGCTGTTCGAAATCAATCCGGACATGAAGATTGTTGGCTTTACGGCAACGCCGTACCGCCTTGATTCTGGCCGCCTCGATGAGGGCGAAGACCGACTGTTCGACAAGGTCGTCTACACCTACAGCATCGCGCAGGCGATCGACGATGGCTACCTGACGCGCCTGACCAGCAAGCCGACTGAGCTCCAGTACGATATGACGGGTGTCCATCGGCTGGGGGGAGACTTCAAGAAGTCAGACCTCGCCAAGGCTACGGACAAGGAGGAACTAACCCGCGCCGCCGTCGCGGAAATCATGGCCTATGCCAATGCAGAAAACAGAAAGACGGCCATCATCTTCTGTAACGGCATCGATCACGCTACCCACGTTCGTGACGAGATCCGCAAATACGGCAAAACTTGCGAGGTGCTAAGCGGAAAGACACCGAAAGGTGAGCGGCGCAAGATCATCGCCGACCTGAAGGCCGGCCGTTTGTGGGGGTGCACCAACGACAACGTCCTCAGCACAGGTACGAACATTCCGGGCGTTGACCTGATTCCAGACCTGGCTCCTACGGAAAGCGCCAACCGCTATGTTCAACGCGCCGGACGTGGAACGCGGGTCGTCTGGCCTGCGGGGTTCGACCCCGAAACGTCTGACGCCGAAGGGCGAAAGGCTGCCATAGCGATGGGTCCGAAGCCAAACTGCCGGTATATGAACTTTGCCGGCAATATCGAACGACACGGGCCCGTGGACTGCGTTACGCCGAAAAAGCCAGGCAAGGGGACGGGAGAGGCACCAATCAAGGTTTGTATGCAGTGTGAGGAGATCGTCGCCGCTGGTGCGCGGGTCTGTCCGAACTGTGGCTATCAATTCGAGTTCGAGGAAAAGCCTAAGTTCACCGCCAAGCCGACCGATGTCGCGATCCTGGCCACTGTTGCAGAGCCCGAATCCCGGAAGGTACGTTCGCGCAAGTTCTGGTTCCATGAGAAGGGCGAGACGCCTTCGGTGAAGGTGTCGTACCAGGTCGGAATGAACCACGTGAACGAATGGTTATGCCCCCAGCATAACGGGTTCCCCAAGAGCAGAGCCGATCGTTTCTGGCTCGCCCATGGTGGCTCAAGGCCGTTCCCAAAGACGGTGATGGAGTGGCTGGAGCGACAGGGAGAGCTTCGTGATACCGCCGAGATCCTCGTCAAACCACGCGGGAAGTGGTGGGACGTTGTCGGGCACACCGTTGCTGCTGTTGCGAATGACAACGTACCCGCCCCGAGCAACAACAATGTGCCTACGCGCCGGCTGGCGGTGGCGATGGCAGATGACATTCCGTTTTAGAGGAGAGCGGATTACCAGTCTTGACAAATTTGTAAATTGCGGTTAAGTTCACGATACCAAGAATGCACCACATAGAGGAGACTGAGGATGGGATGTGATATCCACAGCTTTGCCGAGCGCAGAGTAGACGGCGAGTGGGAATTGGTCACTGAAGCCGAACCATTCGGTTGGCGGTCATACGGCGTTTTTGGCTTCCTCGCCAACGTTCGAAACTATTCTGATGTCACGCCAATCTCAGAACGTCGCGGCTGGCCAAAGGACGCGAGCGTCGCTGCAGCAGAAGGGTATGCAAACTGGGCTGGTGATGCCCACTCGCCGTCATGGCTGACGGTCGAGGAGTTGCGGTCATTTGACTACGATCAGACGATGGAGGACCGGCGTGTCGCTCGTCAACTTTCTGAGAACCTGTGGAGCGGCGCATGGCCATCTCGGCGGCGGCACGATGATGACATATCGTGAATTTCTCGGCGATGCGTTCTTCCGCGACCTCGAAATCCTGAACGAGGTTGGTGCAGAGAGGATTTTGTTTTTCTTCGACAACTAACCACACCGCGCCCACCAAGCGCGGCTACCACACATAGAGGAGACTGAGATGACGAGAAGACCGGAAGACGCGCGCCCTATTGCCGATGCGGCAGGCGAAGATGACTGGATCGAGCACGATGGCGCTGGGTGCCCCGTCGACGTCGATAGCTACGTCGACGTCCGACATGCCGACGGCACAGTTTCTCGCATGTCGCCCGCAGGATTCTGGTGCGCCGGCCTTGAGCCGTGGGTCCACTCGATGTGCGAGTGTGAGGAGATAAAGATCATCGCCTACCGCGTTGTAGGTGCCGCATGACCCGCCTCGCCACCGACGACTTCAACCCGCTCGCCGTCGCAGGCCCAGGCCACAACAACCCGCCCGAAGAACTCTCGCCGTTCGAACTCCTCAAGCAGGAAATCGAAGACCTGTTCGAGGAAGCCAAGAATTTTTGCGACGGCGAGCCGATCGATTCTGAGGCCATGGCCGACGTCATCACCGAACTGCACGACCGCATCCACGAATGCGGCAAGCGGGCCGAGACTCTGCGCGTCGACGAAAAGAAGCCGCTCGACGACAAGATTGCGGAAATCCAGACCAAGTTCCACCCGCTGATCGGCAACACCAAGGCGGGCAAGGGCAAGGTCATCCTGGCCAAGGAAGCCTGCCAGACGCTTCTGACGCCGTGGCGCAAGAAGGTGGCCGACGAAAAGGCCGCGAAAGCCGCGCGCGTGGCCAAGGAAGCCGAGGCCGCCAGAGCCGCCGCGCAGGCTGCAATGCAAGCCTCATCGGGCAACCTCGCCGAGCGGGAGGCCGCCGAGGAGTTGCTGGCCGACGCGAAGGCACTGGAGAAGACGGCGCGCCGCAGCGAGAAGGCCGCGACGACAGGGCTGGGGCTGCGCACCGTGTGGACGGCTGTGCTTGAAGACCCCGAGAAGGCGCTCGACTGGGCCTATGGACGGGCCGCTGATGAGTTCATAGCCGTGGCGCAACGGAATGCGGATGAGGCGGTGCGTGCTGGATTGCGGCAGGTGCCGGGGTTTGTTGTCAAAGAGACTAAGGTGGCGGCGTGATGGCAAAAGCAGCACGACGCCACTTCGCGCCTTGTCGCGTCTGCGGGGCGTCACACAATAACCCCATGTCATCGAGCATCTGCGCCCCGTGCGGTACGGCAGAGTCTCAAGCTCGCATCGCGGCGGAGGCTGAGGCGCGATACGACTACGAATCGAGCCCCTTCGGCCAGTTCATGGGCATGAGCGAGGAAGATCGCTGGCGGCTCGTTTTCGATCGCCTCGAATCTTTGGAGGCCGCACAATGACCAGAAACCTGATGATCAACAACGGACGCCCCGGCATGCAGCTTGCCCGTCTCGCCGCCACCAGAAGACCACCATCCCGCGCCGAGACGCCAGCCGCACAGCTGGAAATCGCCGCGCAGTGGCTGCATGAGGCGGCCATGCGGCTGACGGAACTCAAGCACATGGACCTGTCGATGCAGTTGACGCGCGTCGGCCATGATTGCGAGCGGATGGCGGGGAGGGTGTGATGCATCATTACTGCAATGCTGAGAGCGCATGGGACGAAGCGGACGAGCGAGCCGCAGCAGCCCGCCCGATTGTTGCCGAGCAACAAGGGGGCGACTTCTGGCGAGTTGCCGTGCCGGTCTACCACATGGCTATGCCGCTCACCGCAGACGGCAATGGTCCGGCTTCTCCAGAAGAGACCGTCGGATATGACCACGAGGTGTGGGATCAGCTTTGCCGGACGCTGTGCCGATGTTCCTGTGCAGAAGATGCGGTGTTAATCGCAAAGGCTGTCAATCGTCATTCTGGCATAACATGACTGACCTCGCCACCGCCTACAACCTCGCCGCCGCATGGCATGACAAGCAGGCTGCGGCGTGTCTGGCGATCTCCAAGGACGAGCCACGCATAGACGCCGAAGTCCGAGCCAAGGCCGCACAAGCAGCGATCCACCACGGCGCGAGTGCCGCTGGCCTGCGTCTAGCAGCCAGCAACATACGTCGGGCCAACTAGCATTATCAGTCATATCGCACTGCCCGACAGGCCGTGCACTTTTCTGTCAATACAGCCACCTAAACCGCACGCTACCAACGGGCGGGCATACCACATAAGAGGAGATACCATGCAGCCGCTACCAGAAGGGCGCTACGGCGCAATTTTGGCCGACCCGCCGTGGTCGTTCAGAAGTTACTCCAATCAGCAACTAGCCCCCGCTCGAGGTGAGCAGCCCTATGCCGTGATGTCGCTCGCCGATATCGCGGCGCTTCCCGTCGCGGAAGTCGCAGCCAAGGATTGCCTGCTGTTCATGTGGACGGTCAGCCACCTGCAGCGTGAAGCCTTCGACGTGGCGGCTGCCTGGGGGTTCAAGCCCGTCTCCGTAGCCTTCATATGGGACAAGGGCCGTATGGGAATGGGTTACTGGACCCGTCAGGAAGTCGAGATCTGCCACCTGTTCAAGCGCGGAAAGCCCCGCCGCCTTTCGCGTGGTGTCCGCTCCGTCATCCGCGCACCGCGGCGTGAACACAGCCGGAAGCCGGACGAAGTCTATGGCCGCGTCGAGCAGTTGGTCGCCGGGCCTTACCTCGAGCTGTTTGCTCGGCAGGCGTGGGCCGGGTGGTCAGCGTGGGGGAATGAGGTTGGGAGGTTTTCGCCGCTGGTTGCTGCGAATGATAACATCCCCTCCCTGCAGGAGGCAGCATAATGGCCAAACTCACCAAGGCGCAAGCCAAGGCGCATGCGCAGGCGTGCGACCTCTTAACAAAGCCCGTACTCACCGAAGACGAAAAAGAGTTTGTTCTTCGGAACTGGAACGAGGGCGCCAACCACGTCAACGGTGCGGCAGGAGCGTTCTTCACGCCTTACGACATGGCCTTCGACTTCACAATCGACGCCATAGGACAAGGCGGTTACAGCGGCCGCATCATCGACCTGTGCGCTGGCATAGGCATGCTGTCTTATGCATGCTGGCACAGAAGCCACCAGAAGGCGCGCATCACCTGCGTGGAGCGCAATCCTGACTATCTTGCAGTCGGGCAGAAAATCCTGCCCGAGGCGGAGTGGGTTCTGGCCGACGTACTGGACGTGCTCGACATGGAGCTTGGCCGGTTCGACGTGGCGATCAGCAATCCACCGTTCGGTGCCATCAAGCGCGAGCGCAATAGTCCGCGTTATAGCGGAAAGGACTTCGAGTTCCACGTTATCGATATCGCGGCCCACCTTGCTGGCAGCGGGGCGTTCATCGTCCCTCAGATGTCGGCCGGTTTTAACTACAGTGGACGCCCGTGCTACGAGCGACAGAAGGACGGCAAGGCGGTCAAGTTCCAGGAATTTACCGGCATTCACTTTGACGCTGGTTGCGGCATCGATACGGCTTTCTACATCAACGATTGGAAGGGAGTCTCGCCGATGTGCGAGATCGTCTGCGTCGACTTCGCGCAAGAGGGTGACGTGGCAATGCCGGCGCCAGAAGTTATTGCGCCAGCAATAACCGTTGCGCCAGCGAACGACAATCGGGCACGGCAAGCCGACCTCTTCTCCGCGGTGGCAGCATGACCCGGCTCCCAGGCAAAGACATCCTGCCCATAACGCCCACGGCCGACGAGCATGGCAACCCGACCGTCTGCCGAGTCTGCAGCATGCGGTCGTTCGGCGTCGGTGTTGGCTTCACGTCCCGAACCGACAAGGACCCCGGTTATCTCTGCCTTGAATGCAGCGCCCTGATCGAGACCGTCCGCGATATGCGGCGGTTTGACGTGTACGAACTCAAGGCCCTTGACGGCTGCCTGGAAGAGCTCGGGGCGATCATCGACGAGCGCGGGATTTCCGACCTGAACCACTTCGACGAGCTCGACGCCAAGATGCTGTGCAAGCGGATCGTCATGGCGTTCGGGGACACGTTGCGGCGTTTGCTGCGAGAAGAGGCGCCTTTTTGATGGACCTGAAAATAACCAACACCAAGCCGGAGAACTGGGGCGACGCACTGTCCGTCGCTTTGCAGTTTCAGGCTGACTACCCCGAGCGTAGAGGCTTCGCTGCCGGCGTAGCGTTCCTCGACCTGCGCGGCAAGAAGACGCCGTTCTACGCATATCGTACCAAGACATCGATCGTCGTGCGCGGCGATCTGAAAGGGGCGCAATGAAGCACGATAATGATAACGTTCGTCCCGTCGCCGCCCTCTATGTCGAAACCAATGGCGCCTACTACGGCTTGCCCGGCGTCGACCCATGGGACGAGGTTCGCGACGCGCGGCTCTATGACGGCCCGCACCCGGTCGTTGCCCATCCGCCGTGCCAGAGATGGGGCAAGCTGTGGGCTGGACAGCCGCTGTTCATCAAGCAGACTGGCATACGGAAAGTGAAAGGCGACGATGGTGGGTGCTTTGCAGCCGCTCTGGCCGCGGCGCGAAAATGGGGCGGCGTCATAGAGCATCCGTGGGGCAGTCATGCGTGGGCGCACTTCGGCTTGAACAAACCGCCACGAGAGGGCGGGTGGATTTCCGCAGACTTCCATGGTGGCTGGACGTGTTGCGTCGAGCAGGGGCGATATGGGCACTATGCCCGTAAGCCCACGCTGCTGGTCGCGTACAGGGTAGAGCTACCTGATCTCGACTGGGGCATCGGCGAACCACGTCTTGATCCGGAAGTGATCGCCAGAATGGGGCTGAAGCGCGCCAAGCGCCTCGGTGAGGTTGGGGCGAAAGGCGGGGGGCAGAACAGCACACCGCGAATCCATACGCCGGTTCCCTTCCGTGAGATGCTTATCTCGATAGCGAGGACGGCGAAGGTTCCAGAGGCGGCCAACGACAACTACCAATCCGCCCCCATCTCGCGCAAGGTCTCCCATGCGTGAAGCAACGCATTCACCCATGGCGGGATTTCACGGTCGCCAGCCTTCCAACGTCGAACGGTTCGCGCGTCCACACCACTGTGGCGCGCGAATGCCGTCTGCCAATTGGCGCCGAACAATGCTGCGCACCGGGATTCCAGTTCGGCGGAGGTCATTTCAGCAGAGCCAGATACTCGCGGTAGACGTCCTTGCCATCAGGCGTGATGTTCGGACGGCCCAGCGCGAGTTCCGCCAGACGCCTGCGGGCGTTCTTGTTGGGGTTCTGTGCTTCAAGCTGGTCAATGACCCAGCGCACTTCGGGTGCAGTCATGGGGATGCCGCGGCGGGCGTCATCGTTGCTGCGTTCTTTGCGGGGACCGGGGAGGTTGATCATCGGCGTCGTTCCTTAAAGCGCGGCCACGTAGACATCAACAACGCGAACCTCAGCATTGGTTTCGCGGTTCTTCAAGACCTTCCCGACTTTGCGCTTCTCGCCGATGGCGTAGTTGTCGGCCTGACCGCGGGTCTCGGTTTCAAAACGGCGCGAAGTGCCATCGGCGAAGAGCGTGACAACTTCGAACTGCTTCGGAGCGGCGAGGCGGCGGGCAAGAAGGGCGGCGATTTCGGGGCTCATGTTTGTCTCCTCTGCGGTGTTGGTATGAGCACATTAGGACCAATGGCCCTATCCATCAAGCGGTATTTTTCAGAATTCAAGGAAGCAGCATGACCGAAACCACACAACCCACGCCCCATCAACTTGCCAATGCCTACGTCTCCCAGGGATGGCCGGTATTCCCCTGCCGCTCAGAGGCAGAAGATGTTGTCGATCGACATACAGGCGAAGTAACGACCCTAGGCGAGAAAACACCTCTCACGATTCATGGCTTCAAGCAGGCGACGAAGTTCCAGCACATCATCGACAGGTGGTGGAGCGACTGGCCAGACGCGGCCATCGGCCTCCCTACGGGGTCGCCGACTGGTTTCTTCGCGCTAGACATCGACAACAAGCCAGGCGGAGCCAACGGTTTCGCCTGGCTTTCGGACATGGAGGCGGAGCACGGCCCCCTCCCTGTGACGGCGCGCGTCATTAGCCCGAATGGCGGCCTGCACATCTATTTCAAATACGTGGCCGGCACACGCAACCGCGGCGCACTCGGTGCTGGCGTGGATATCCGGTCGGAAGGCGGCTACGTCGTTGCGGCGGGCAGCGTCCTGTCCAATGGACGACACTACAAGTGGGCGGACGACACGCGCGAGATCGCCGACGCCCCGGCCTGGCTGCTCGACCTGCTATTGCCGAAATCCGCGCCGTCCCACACGCACTATGCCGCGAGTTCCACGAATGTTGTCTATGTCGACGCGGCGATCGAGAGAGAGCTATCTGACCTTGCATCAGAGCCGATGGGAAACCGGAACAACGCACTCAATGACGCGGCGTTCTCGCTCGGGCAGTGGGTTGGCGGTGGCCACCTGTCCGAATCGGAAGCGCGTGCTCAACTACAGGACGTAGCGCGTGGATGGGGCAGGGATTGGTCTCGCTGCTGCAAAACCATCGAAAATGGCCTGAAGGCCGGCGCGCTCCAGCCGCGTCATCCGCCGGAGCAGGATTTTCACCAGGACAACACGCGCCTTGTCGACGTGCAGCGCATGGTCGCCAACGGGCTACGCAAGGCACGTGTAAAGACGGGGCTTCCCGAGCGGTACGATGTCGCCGTTGAAGGTGAGAATGATCCCGAACGGGATGAAAGCGCCAAGCCAGACGCCCCGGAGACTGAAGATATCCCGACCGGGATCACCGATACGGCGCACGAGGAGCCGGCGAACGACAATAGTCCGCTGACTGCTACCGCATTCAAGTGGATCGACCCGAAGTCCATTGCCCGTCGAGAGTTCGCCTATGGAAATCACCTGATCCGTAAATACGTGTCCGTAACAGTCAGCCCCGGCGGCTTGGGGAAGACCAGCCTTAGCCTTGCGGAAGCTCTTGCGATGACGTCGGGCAAGACTTTGCTCGGCACCAAGCCTGCGGAGCGCCTGCGTGTGTGGGTGTTTAATGCGGAAGATCCTCGCGACGAGATGGAGCGGCGCATCATGGCTGCCGCCATCCACTACAAGCTAAAGCCGGAAGACATCGAGGGGCACCTGTTTCTCGATAGCGGGCGCGAGCAGGAGCTGGTCGTCGCTGTTGACGACAAGAAGGCAGGCGTGCGCATCCAGCAACCTATCGTGGAGGCTGTGGTCGAACAGATAGAGCGGAACAAGATAGACGTGATGATCGTGGACCCGTTCGTGTCGACGCACAGCGTCAATGAGAACGACAACGGGGCAATCGATAAGGTGGCCAAGCTGTGGGCGCAAATCGCTGACTACACGAACTGCGCGATCGACATCGTCCACCATCTGCGCAAGGTCGCCGACCGGGAGGCTACCGTCGAAGACGCTCGAGGTGCGGTTTCCCTCATCGGCGCGGCTCGATCGGTTCGCGTCCTGAACCGCATGTCACCGGAGCAAGCAAACGAGGCCGGCGTCGACGGCGCTGACAGGTTCGGGTACTTCTCCGTGACCTATGGCAAGTCGAACCTAACCCCACTAAGCAGTAAGCTGGATTGGCGTCACCTCGTAGGCGTTCCACTGGGCAATGGTCGAGGTCTCACGAAGCCTCAGGACTTCGCCCCTGTGGTGACTGAGTGGAAATGGCCGTCCAAGGAGGAGATCGCCGAGGCCGTCCCTCCGGACGTGCGCAAGGAAGTCCTGGTGCGATTCGCCAACCAGAATTACCGCGAGTCGTCTCAGTCTGAAGACTGGGCCGGGTACGTCCTCGCGTCAGCGTTGGGCATGCATGTGGAAACAGCAAAGGCCATGACCGCGGACAAGCGCAAGGTCAAGGCCATTCTCGACGCATGGATATCGAGTGGCATACTTGCCGTCGTTGACGAGCCGGACCCGAAGCATTTTGACCGTAAGATAAAGTTCGTCCGGCCGGCTGAGGCCGCCTGAACAAAAAAGAGGGGCTTCGGCCCCTTTTTCTTTGGTAGGCTTATTGACTTACTAGGATATTTGGCATATATAAATAATCACCAACGCCGCTACCACCACCGAGGAGATTGAGATGACCAAGATTGAAGCGCTCGCCAAGTACGCAGAAGCCTACAAGGCCTACCAGATTTTCCAGAACCGCACTTTCAACATCGACGTGGCAACACAGTTTGCCGTTGAAGGCCTAATCGCTCAGGCTCGCCATGATGAAGATTATCTCATCTTCCTCGCTAACGACGAAGCTAACTACATCCTCGAAGCAATGGCGAAGGAGGCGGCGTAATGGCGGCGCCAGCCGGCGTTATGGCGAGCGAAACATGGGTTGGAAACATGCTTCGCGACCAAGGCCTAGAGCGCATTGAGGACCTAAAAAAGTCGGGGGTGACAAGCGCTCGGCTAGGCGATGTGGCTCTCGACATCGACGGCAAGCAATTGCCTCGCAGCTATGCGCCCTTGATCATCAGCAGGGCTCAAGAACTGATCTACGACGACTACATGATGCGCAAGACTTTCGGCCCGCATTGGCGACGAGGATAGCATGACCAACACTCAGTTCCGCACGATCCGTCAATGGCTGGGCCTCACGCAGGCCCAGCTTGCGCGCGTTCTGCGCTACGAAGCGCCATTGACGATCAGCACCTATGAGCGCGCCAAGAACCCGCGCCCAGTCCCCACGCACGTCGCCCTACTCATGACCGCTTATGACGAGGGCTACCGCCCCGCCGATTGGCCACACAGCAAGGAGAGCAGGTGATGCACCACGCCATCAAATCAATCATCGAGAAGTATTCGCCGTTGCCCGGATATGCCGTTGTCGAGGTGAGAGGAAGGCCGCACCTCGATCGTCGCCACGAGGGACCGCTAACATCAGATCGGCTTAGGTCCCTTCTGTTCTACGATCCGAATAGCGGGATTTTCACATGGCGCGTCGACCGTCTGCGAGTTCGAGCTGGAGACCGCGCAGGCAAGTTAACAAGGGATGGATACATCCACATCGGAGTGGACGGGGGAAGGTATGCAGCCCACCGCCTAGCCTTCCTATATATGACCGGCACCATTCCCGAAGTTTTCATAGATCATAAGAACCGAAACAGGTCCGACAACAGGTGGGACAATCTGCGCGTAGCGACGAACAGCCAGAACCAAATGAACACGGATATGAAATCGAATAACACGTCTGGCTTCAAGGGCGTCAGCTGGCACAAGGCAGAGGGAAAGTGGCGGGCCGACATCAGGATTGGTGGCGCAAAGGTTTGCCTAGGATACTTCGATAAGTCAGAGGAAGCCCATGAAGCATACCTGAAAGCCGTCGAAGAGCACCACGGAGAATTCGCAAGAGCAGCCTGAACCACCACCCACCACCTTGCTTTTGAGGTGGTGTGAAAGAGGCCAAAACTAGCCACCTCAACCACCTCTAACCACCTCGTTTTTGAGGTGGTGTGAAAGTCACACCACGACGCATTGAATCCACCTCCCACCACCACCTCCTACACTTTAGTGTGGAGGGTGGTGTGGTGGAGTGGAGGAGGGTAGCGGATAGCCACCTCAAAACACCACCACCTATAACCACCCCTACCACCACCGAGGAGATCCCCATGGCAGCCAGCAGCACAAGCGCCAGCAACCGCACCCGGCAGACGCAGACGACCCGCGTCAACGGCAAGCGGGTCAAGATCACCACCGCCAACGGTAAGGTGACCATCACCGACGCCCCGCCGAAGGAGTGGGAAGGCCAGGCGGCGCAGATCCGCGCCCTGCGCGCTATGCCGGAGTACGGAAAGCAGTTCCTGCTGGCTGGCGACCAGAACAGCGCCAAGCGCGGCCCCAGGGCGCAGCAGGAAGCGATTGCCGCCGGCATGACGCCCGGTGAGGCCGACGTGCGCGTTTACCTCTCTGGTGGCCGTCTGCGCATGTTTGAGAACAAGGTCGGTAAAGGCAGGCTGTCTCCAGCGCAGGTCGATCGGCATGCGGCGCTGGCCCGGCTTGGGCACCACGTCGAGGTCGTGCGGTTCGCAAGTGTCGGTGAGGCAGCCGACAAGGCTGTCGCGCTGGTGCGCGGTTGGCTTGCCGCTAACTCGCCTTGACAAATTTGTAAATTTGGACTATATTTTTGTTACCACCACACCCTGCCGGCATCGAGGAGACAGCATGAGAAGAGGTTCATTGGCCGAGCAGCTACACGCTGCCATCAACGCCCCGCCGAAGCCGCTCAAAGCCGCGAACGACAACAAGCCACAGAACCCGAGATACCGCGGGACGCTGCCCGCTCTTCGCTGGCTGTACGACAACCACCCTGAACTCGCTCCGGCGCTCGCCGCCGCCCTTCCTCGACCTGCAGCGAACTGGTTCGTCGATGTCGAGCCGACGAGGCAGGAAATCCGCCCGACCATCGGCGAGATCATGGCAGCGTCGCATGACAAGGAAGGCAACGTGCTTCCTGTGGCCCACACGAGCAAGGGCCGCACCGAGATCGGCAGCCTGAAGTTCCTGCACGGCAGGCTTACAGAGTGGGGTGTCACGAAGAAGGGCAAGAAGCTCAAACCGACGGATAGGGCGCGCAGCACCGAGAAGAAGACCAGCAAGGAACGCACGCCTTGGCTCTACCTTGCGACGAAGGCCACAACGCCATCGCCGATGCACGCAGCGCACTGCCATCGTGACTTCTCAGGCCTTCCGGCGCTCGCGCCGATGTATGACCCGCTGCCGGGTGTTGAGGCAGCCAGGAAGGAGCTGCAGGCCCACGGCGTGGATGGCGGCGTCCCGGCAGGGCAGCTGCCGCATGCGGCACGGCTCGGTCCTGATGCCGTAGCAGAGGGCGCGTCGTTCATGGGCGGCGTGTGCAGCCCGACAGGCAATTCGTCAAGCGGTGCTGTCATGTGGGAAGCGCCGGAAGAGCGCGGCAGTGATGCGGCCGGGATCATCGACGAAGTGGCGGCGCGCGGGAACTTGAAGTCGATCGGTTTGCGACTGGGCTTCAAGGAGTCGGAAGCACTTGAGGCGGGCAAGGCCGCACTGGTCGAGCTGGCTGAAATCCTCGTTTCGATCGACCAAGGAAGAAAATTGCGAGCGGCATAAATTTCGTGGCGCGTGGGTGCGTACTAATTGAAGGGATAGCATTGCTTCCCACATCCACGCGCCCGAGGGCGCCCCGTTGACATGCTGCACTTAGTTGCTGCCTCTGAGCGACGGGTAACTATTGGCAAGGCAGGAAATTGTAACTCCTGAGAAGGATGGGGAAGCCCGCCCGTTCCTTGCTATGCGAAGATGCTGCCGACCAGTGATGGTTGCGGCCATAGGCTATCAGCCGCAGTGCAAGCGCGGACGCCACTCGACCGATGCACGTTGACTTGCGCGTGTGTCCATCTTCGCATGACGAAGCGACCAACACGGCAGTCTCGCCCACGGGCGTAGCAACGGTGCGCTTCGTCGTTATCTGGCAGGTCCGGTCGCGGAAGCATAAGCCCGGATACCCAAAGGCCCACCGTATGGGAGCCGCCTGCTGATCAGTCGACACGCTATCCGGCACGGGATCGCAACCCGAGCGCAGTGCAGCCTGTGAGGTCTGCCGTGTCGTCTTCCTTTGCCCATCTACGGCTAGATGCCAGCGGCTTGGACGCGGCATTCCGTTGGGCATCTTATTGCTGTGGCGCGCCTCCTCTCGCGACATGGCGATCGTGCGGCTGGTTGAGCGGCGGATAGATAAACCGCGTCTTGCTCCCAGCCGCTTTTGGTTTCAGCGCTACATGCGCTCTCCCGGCACCGGGCGTTCGTGGTGCGCTTACTCTGCGGGCTAGAGAAACGGTATCTCGCGTGGCTCATAACCACGAGACACCCGGTTCGACTCCGGGGCTCCGCAACCAGCTGCAGGCACCACCATGCTAGTCGTATCGATCACAGGCGACGGCGTACGCCGCTTCACGCAGCTTGCTCGTGAACTCGGCGACAGCAAGGCTCGCACGATCTACAGCCGCGCAATCAACGATACGGGCGCCAAGGCTGCCACTGCCACGGGCAGGGCGCTGGCTGACCAGTCGGGCCTCGCCAAGCGAGTGGGCGCCAAGGCGGTCAAGAAGCGCATACGGTCCACGCCTGCGACGCTGGCCTACGAGATCCCCGTCAAGGGCGGTGAGATCAGGCTCAAGTATTTCAAGGCGCGCGAGACCCGGAAGGGTGTGAGCGCAGCGCCCCGTAATCAGCGTCAGGTCTTTGCCGGCACGTTCATGAAGGCCGGATGGTGGCCCAACCGCGTGGTCAAGGGCAACTGGAACGGTCAGGTGTTCCGGCGTGTTGGGAACAAGTTCCAGGTCGTCAAGTCCGACGTGGTCCTGCCGACCGAAGCGACCACGGGCAACACGGCTGCAACCTTCGATAGGGGCAAGGACGCGCTTGATGTGCGCGTCACGCACTACCTGCGCAGGTTGGCTGGTGGGGCGCTTTCCTAAGAAAAACTGAACACTTGCGATTCTCGACCTCTCGCAAGTCGTTGTGGTGGCGAGGGGCTTCATTGCTCCTCGCCATTTCCATGAGGTCGACATGGAGTCGAGACCATGGAGTACCGTAGGGTTTATCTAGATTTCCTTAAGGATCGTCGCGAGAACCCTCCCGACGACACAGATGTGACCGAGATGCATCACATCGTGCCTCGCTGGATGGGTGGCGGAGATAACCACCACAACCTCATTCGTTTGACGCCAGAGGATCACTACTTTGCGCATTTGCTGCTCGCCCATATTCACGGTGGGCGAGATGCATGGGCGGCGCTCATTATGATGAGTAAGTGCCCGCGATACGAATTGAACCGCGCACGGAAGAGTTACGGGCTGGCGCGCAGGAAGTGGGCTGCGTCCAATAAGGGGTGGGGCGCGACGAACGTCGACTTAACCATCTACGAGTTCCACCACATTGATGGCGACCTGTTCGCTGGCACTCGCTTTGAGTTCTCTGATTACTCCGGCATCAATCGTGATCGCGTTAACTACATCGTGCGGGATGCGTCCCGTGTGACTGGCGGCTGGTCGTTAACGAAGATGACCAGGCGGGAGTTTGAGGCGCGGCAGTCGGCCAAATGCTCGAGGAACGCTAACAGTAAAAAAGTTCCGGTTCGAGACTGGGTTGAGCGCGTCTATGAGAATGTGAATTCTGGCGAGAGGATAACTGCGCGCCAGAGTTACATGGTTAAATCCGGCAGACTGACCAGCGGAAACTCCAGCAACTTGGCCAAGCTTAGGATGGGCACAGTGCGTGGCGGATGGCGCGTGGTCGAAGTGATCGCTCCGCAGCCATCAAATGACAACGACCCATCCAAGTTCGTACGCGCAGGCTAGGCAGATGTTACATATTTGCAACGCACCCCCATCATAGGGACCGTGTGTTGCAAATATAGCACAGCGGGCGCGAACGCCTCGGCTTCGCCACATCGGGTAGTTTGAAAAGGTGTCCGCGGGCATGGCTCTTGGGATTTCAATTCGGGAGTTTGCCCGCCGCGCCGGCTGCGATGACAAGGTCGTCCGCAGGAAGGTGAAGTCCGAGCATATCAAGCTTTTGGCCGACGGCACAATCGATCCTCGGTATCTGGATCTGGATTGGCGGGGCGGGGAGCATCCTGTGTCCGCAACGGATCGGGGCGCGGACGTAGTCGCGGACACTACAAGCCTTGAAGCCGCCGCCGAAGAACTGGTGTCCGCACCGGGCGGCGCAAAGTGGTCGAAGGCTGAGGCCGAGCGCATTAAAGAAAACTACGCTGCCCTTCTTCGCCAGCTCGAATTCGAGCGCGAAAGCGGCGCAGTCGTGGAAATCGAGGACGTAATCGTGGCGGTGGCCAGCGAATACGCAGTTGTTAGGAACAGGCTTCTGGGTATCGGCTCTAAAGTGGCGCCTTCGGCTGCCGTTTTGAAGTCGGCCGAAGAGATTAAGGCCATCATCGACGAGGAAGTGATTGCCGCATTGAACGAGTTGGCGATTGATGATGGGCAAAGAGACTTCGGAGAACTCCGCAAGTCGCTACAGCACAGGTTCGGCCCGTCTGCTGACGAGGTTGCGCCGAGCCCGTAGCGAAGCGCTAAAGCCGCCACCCAAGCTCACGCTCAGCCAGTGGGCCAACACATACGCATTCCTGTCTCGCGAAACCAGCGCAGACACTGGCAAATTCAAGTCCTTCCGTTACCAGGACGGAATGCTCGACGCTGTGACCGATCCGACTGTTCGTCAGATCACGGTCATGAAGAGCGCGCGAGTGGGCTATACAAAGATGCTGGATCACATGGTCGGATATTACATCCACCAGGACCCAGCGCCTATCCTGATTGTGCAGCCTAAGGAAAGCGACGCTCGAGATTATAGCCAGACGGAAATTGCGCCGATGCTGCGCGATACGCCGGTCCTGGCTGAAATCGCAGGCGATCTGAACTCGAAGGCGGCGAACCAGAAGGTCGACAAGCGCATCTTTCGCAACGGCGCGTCGGTATCCTTCGTTGGGGCGAACAGCCCGGCCGGTTTTCGTCGTATTACGGTCCGCATCGTCGCGTTTGACGAGGTCGACGGCTATCCAGCCAACGGCGCGGGCGATGAGGGCGATCAGATTTCGCTCGGCACCAAGCGAACAGAAACGTTCTGGAATCGCAAGATTATCCTTGGCAGCACGCCAACGGTGCAGGGTATCAGCCGCATCGAGAAGTCGTTTGAGGAAAGCGACCAGCGCCATTACCACGTCCCATGCCCGCATTGCGGGACGAAGCAGCGCCTGAAGTGGGAAAACTTCAAGTGGGATAAGGATGAGGGCGGCAACCACCTGACGGAAACGGCACACTTCCGCTGCGAAGCGAACGGTTGCCGCATTGAGGAGCACGACAAACTCGCCATGATCAACGGCGGGGAGTGGATTGCTGACAAGCCGTCCGTCGGACATGCCGGCTTCCATATTTGGGCAGCCTACAGCCTGTTCCCAAATGCGTCATGGGCAGCGTTGGCCGTCGAGTGGTTGGCGGCTTACAAGGACCCTCTGAGGAAGAAGACGTTCGTCAACCTCGTGCTCGGCTTGCCGCACAAGGAAGTCGTGAATGTTGCCGATCCAGACGTCCTGAGAAGCCGATGCGAGCCGTACAACTGGGAGACGCTACCTGACGGGGCCATTATGGTTACGGTCGGGGCGGACACTCAGGATGATCGCATTGAGGCAACGTTTGTTGCCTGGGGCGCCAACGGAGAAAGCTGGGTCGCTCGCCACGAGGTGATCAACGGTGACACGTCGAAGCTGGCCATATGGGACGAGTTCGACAGACTGATCCGAGAGCCGTGCGAGACCGACGACGGGCGCAAACTCTTCGCGCAAGCCGCCTGCATCGATAGCGCGGGCCACCGATCGGAGATGGTCTACAAGTTCGCTCGAGACCGTAAGCGTCGCCGAATATATGCGTGCATCGGTCGCGGAAATCGCGATCCAAAGGCTCCGCGCATGATTTGGCCAAAGACGGCCAGCCGGACGAAGAATAGCGGCGACAAGCCGTACATCATCGGCGTCGATACGGCGAAAGACGATATCTCGTCTCGTCTTGCAATCGTTCCGAACGAGGACGATCCAACGCCCCGGGCTATTCACTTCCCGGCCGTGGGGCTGAGCTCCGATTACTTCACGCAGCTGACGTCAGAGCACGCGGTCACCAAGACGGTGGGCGGGAGAACGACGCGAAAATGGGAAACCAAGACGGCCGGCGCCCGAAATGAGGCGTGGGACTGCTTGGTACTGGCACTGGCGGCACGAATGTCTCTACCGAACAAACTTGATAAAACGCCGCGCAGACAATCCCGCAAGGCCGAAGAAAAGCCAGCGAACGACAATTCGCCAAGCCAGGAGAACGCGACGGAGGTGCCCGGAGACGGGAAGCCGAAGGAGCGGACACCTCGCCGTAAGCGGGAGCGATGGGGGGCCTATCGATGAGCGACAAGCCAAAGATCCGGGTGAAAGCCCCCGGCGTCAAGGTGGCCGCTCCCGCGGTTAAGCGCGTCCGAGCGCAGTACCTGCGCGACAATAGTTCCGGCATTCTGACAATGCGCCGCGCCGTCACTCGTGATGGCGCGGTTAGCGTTCGAGAGTCGGCCGAGCGTGCTTCAGCGCTAGCCTGGGATTTCATCCACAATAGCGGATGGATCGCTGGTGCGGTCGACCAGATCATCACCGACACGATTGGTGATGAACTTAAGCTGTCGGCAAGGCCGAAGTTGGCAAAACTTGGCTGGACGCCGGCTGAAATCACAGCGTGGTCGAGGCTGGTCGAGGATGAGTGGTATCTGCACGTCTGGCGACCGCAGGAATACAGCCTCAACGGCACGACGACGCTCGCCGAGCATCTTGATGGAGTTATCAGGTATTATCTCGCTAGCGGCGAGGCCATCGGTCTAATTGACTTCATGCCAAGAGCCATGCGCAGGCGGCATGGCATTAAAACGGGCACGAAAGTGTCGCTGGTGGCGCCTCATCGCCTGAAACGCGAGACAAATGAATTCATCGGTCTTGATCAGGGCATCTTTCTTGACCCAGAACGCGGGTCGCCAACCAAGTTCAGGTTGATCGGACGCGAGAACGGGCAGGATTTTGACTTCGACGTGCCCGCGTGGAACGGCCCGCTGCGGCGGGTGATCCACGTTATGGACCGCGGGGAGAATCCCGACAGCGTTCGCGGCATCTCTGTCCTTGCGCCGATCCTGAAAGTTGCTGCGCAGTACGACCAGTTGGCCGACGCGACCCTTACAACAGCCCTGCTGCAGACGGCGTTTGCCGCCACGATCAAGTCGCCGGAGCCTTCCGAGACCGCTTTCGAGGCGATCAGGACGCTTGAGGATGACGACCCGGATCTCGCTGCGGACCTTTTGGATGTCTGGGGCAACCGAATCGACGCGCTGAAGGAAAACGGCATCTCAATGTCGGACCACGGGCGGATCAACCACCTCGGTCCGGGCGAAGAATTCCACATGCATACGGCGGCAACGCCGGGCTCTCAATACATACCGTTCTCGCAGAACCTTCAGCGAGAGATGGCCCGTCGGCTTGGCATCACCTTTGAGGCTTTCGCGATGGATCATTCCAACGCGAACTACTCGTCGGTGCGCATGGCGATGTCGTCGGTATGGCCGATCGTGACGCGTCGTCGTGAGCGTGTGGCTGCTCCGTTCTGCCAGGCGATTTACGAGTCTTGGCTCGACGAGAAGATCGGCATGGATCAGATACCGTTCAAGGGTGGATACGCGGCATTCGCGGCCAACCGTGAGCTTGTCTGCAATGCCGAGTGGCCTGGCCCAGCCCAGCCCGTGGCGGATGACTACAAGGCGACCATGGCTTCGGCCAAGCGGATTGAGCTTGGCTTGTCATCGACGGAAGACGAAGCGGCACTTATGGGTCGCGACGCTGCCGTGACGCGAGAGAAAATAGCCGCAGAGATCACCGACATGAACGAAAAGGGGATTCCGATCCCCTATGGGCGGAGTGTTGGCGGTGGCGGCCCGTTGGGTGCGGCAATGCCGTCAACTGGGCGGATAGCGCAAGGTGCGGAGGACGTGAATGCCGATTGACCATTGCGCAGAGGCGGAGCGTCTCAGGGCGCTCTACACAGCTATCGTTTCCGGCGACGGAGTTCAGCAGGCTCGCTTCGGTGAGGACGAGATCCGCTACTTTCAAGCTGACAAGAACGAGTTGAAGCGCCTCATCGCCTACCATGAAGGGCTTTGCGCCGGGAAGCGCAAGCGTTTTGCGGTGCGCGGCGGGTTCCGACGCTATTAGCCGATAAGGAAAACAAGATGACTGTTCAAGTCAAAGGTCAGGAAGTCACGCTTTCTGGCACGGTCGGCGTCGATTGGTTTGACGACGGCTTCACCCATGCCGAGGTCGTGACCGCTCTGGCTGGACTGGATGGTGACATCACTGTTCGGCTTAATAGCGGTGGCGGCATCGCAGCTGACGGAGCGGCCATCCACGCCGCTTTGGCGACATATGACGGCAGCGTCCACATCATCGTGGAGGGTATCGCTGCCAGCGCGGCCAGCCTCATCGCGATGGCAGGAGACCGGATCACGGTAGCCGACGGCGCTGTGATGATGATCCATGACCCGCTCAACGTCACATACGGCAATTCGGCGGATCATGCGAAGACCATCGAGGAACTCGAGGCCTACGCTACCGCCTATGCCAAGCTTTACGCGCGCCGTAGCGGAAAGTCTGCCGCGGAATGTCGCGACATCATGAAGGCGGAGACCTGGTACGATGGCGACGAAGCTGTCGCTGCCGGCTTTGCTGACGACACAGGCGAGCAGAAAGCCAAGCCGGTTGCCGCCTATGACTACCGCGCCTACGCAAACGCTCCGAAGCGTTTCGCAGCCCAGGCTAAGGCTAAGGGCTGGTCGATGGCGAAGATTAACGACGCAGCGTCGTCCGCTGCTAACCACAAGGATTCTGACATGTCTGAGAAAGAACGTGCGGACGCGCTTGCTGCCGAACTTGCCACAACGAAGGCCGAGAAGGCCGCCGCTGAGGCCAAACTCGCAGAGCTCGACGCAGAAAAGGCCAAGGCTGTTGCCGACGCGCTGAAGGCAGACCGCGAACGCCGCGCCGCCATTATGTCGCTCGATGAGGCCAAGGGTCGTGAGGCGCTCGCTGAGGCACTGTTTGCTGATGGCGCCGACGCAGAGAAGGTAAAGGCACTCCTGGCTGTCGCGCCCGTGGCCACCGCAAGCGCTGATGACGCGGTCGCAGCCTACGAAGCCAATCGCCTCGCGGGCGCAACGCTCAACGGCGGCAAGCAGGGCGGTGACGCGCAGCCAGTGTGGGCCAAGGCCGTCGCACGCGCAAACAAGCTCTCCAAGAAGTAACCGGAAGGACGGTCTGATATGACTATTCTCACTGAAGGCCGCCACAACGGCGAATTCATTCTCTCTGAAGCTGAGGCCGGCCGAGCACGCGACAATGTCGTGATTGCATCCGGCGCAGGCATCCTCAAGCCTGGTACTGTGCTGGGAAAAATCACAGCAAGCGGCAAGTTCTGGCCGTCGACCAATGCATCCGTAACCGAGACGGCTGGCGCGCAGACGGCGATCGCCGTTCTCGTCAACGCCGTGGACGCTACGTCAGCTGACGTCAAGGCCGCAGTCGTCTCTCGCGCCGCACAGGTTAAGGGCGACGCTCTCTCCTACGACGCTTCGGTCAACGACGCCACGAAGATTGGCGCCAAGCATACCCAGCTTGCCGCAGTCGGCATCATCGTCCGCTAACGGACGCTTCTAGCCAAAATCAACAATAGGCCGCTTGGGAGCGGCCTTTTTCTTAGGAGCTTCCTATGACGATTCTCAACGTATTCAAGGATGACGCGTTCGGCGTCACCTCTCTCACCGACGCCATCAACGAAATCGAATACCGCCCCAGCCGAATTGAGGCTCTTGGCCTTTTCGAGGAGAAGTCGGTCTCGACCACCTCCGTGTCGATCGAGCGCATCGGTGACGCCCTTCAGCTCGTCCCCCCGACCCCCCGCGGCGGCAAGGGCGACGTGAAGGATAACCAGAAGCGCAGCATGAAGAACCTCACGGTTCCGCACTTCCTGCGCGAATGGTCGGTTATCGCCGATGAAATCCAGAACGTCCGCAAGTTCGGCTCCGAATCCGAACTCGAGACGGTCATGTCGGTCGTTCTCGACAAAGTCATGGACAACATGTCCGACCTCGAGGTCACCAACGAATACAGCCGCCTCGGCGCCGTTCAGGGCGTTGTCACTTACGCTGACGCGACGAGCCTGAACCTCTTCACTGAGTTCGGTGTGACGCAGGCTGCTGAGGTTGACTTCGACCTCGACAACGCGACGCCGGCATCTGGCGCGCTGCGCAAGGCCTGCGCAGGTATCGTTCGGGCAACTCGCACGGCAATGGGCGGTTCGCCGTTCAGCTACGTCCATGCGTTCGTCGGCGACACCTTCTTCGACCAGCTGATCTCGCACGCTGAAGTTCGCGAGACCTACAAGGGATGGTCTGAGGCCGCAATCCTGCGCGATAGCTACGTTGGCGGCAACCGCGCTGACAACCCGATCTTTACGTTCGGCGGCATTGTATTCGAAAACTACGGCGCAGTGGCTGCCACCGGCGATGGTGCGAGCGTAGGCGTTGAGGCGACCAAGGCGAAGTTCTTCCCGGTGGGCGCCCGCGGCATGTTCAAGTCGTACTTTGCCCCGGCTCCCTACATGGAGACGGTCAACACCCTCGGCAAGAAGTACTACGCCAAGCAGGAAATGCTGCCGATGGACAAGGGCGTCTACGGCGAGACCCAGACGAACGCGCTGCATATTTGCACGCGTCCGGCCGCCCTGCTGCGCGCCAAGAACACCTAACTAGAAGACGGGCAGGAGTTGATTATGCCAGTTTCTGCCCGTTTTCACGAACTGCGCGACAAAGTGCTGGCTGCCGTGGACGATAAGTTCGCGGAGCCGGTACGCTTGTCGTTCTTAAAGAGTGGCGTCGTCGATCCGACGCGGCCGGCGGTCGAGATTGAGGCGGTCCTGCGGGTCGGCGAGGGGAAGACGACCAGTGTAGCGGGCAGCCGGGATTCTGGTTGGCGCTCTCGGATCGTTGCCGATAAGGCGCAGTTGCATATCGATCGAACGACCTACACTGGGCCGCAACCTAAGCAGGGCGACAAGGTGAAGGCCCTGTCACGATGGGGCGAGCCCTGGTTTGAGGTGGCTGACGTCGACGACCGGAGCCATACAAGGCTGGTCCTGAATCTGAATGAGGCTTGACAAATTTGTAAATATTGACTACCTTTGGCACACCAAACCACTACCGCGCCAGAGGAGACACAATGACATTGAGAAAATATCAGGCGAAATCCGTCGAGAAAACGCTCGCTGCTCTTGAGCGGAGCGGCAGCGCGGTTCTGCAAATGCCGACTGGCGCCGGAAAGACGAAAACCGCCATGGAGATCGTCGCCGGACACGAGGGCGTCGTGTGGTTTCTGTGCCATCGCAAAGAAATTATCAGGCAGACCGCCAAGGCATTTCGTGAGGCTGGCATTGATTTCGGGGTTATTTCGCCAGCGAAAGATACAGAAACCGGCAAGAGGTACGAGTTTCAGCCTGAGAAGCGCGTGCAAATCGCGTCTGTCGGCTCAATTTGCCGGCGGATCGGAAAGTTGCCTGCTCCCTCGCTAGTCATCTGGGATGAATGCCATCACACTCCGGCCGCTTCATGGCGCGACATCCGCGACAAGACGCAGGCTGCGAAGCATGTTGGACTGACCGCTACACCGGAGCGGCAAGATGGGGCAGGGCTGAGGGAATTGTTCGACGAGATGATCGTCGGTCCCTCCATTAAAGAACTGGTCGACGAGGGGTGGCTTTCAGGGTTCCGCTATTTCGCGCCTTCCGAGCCGGACCTGTCTGCCGCACGCATGCAGGCGGGCGACTATCGCAAGGACGATATCGAGAAGGTCATGAACACGCCCGTTCTGATCGGTGACGCTGTGTCGGAATACAAGAAGAGCATTCCGGGCAAGCGGGCGCTGGTCTTTGCTGTATCTGTAGACGCGAGCAGGGCGCTGGTGGAGAAGTTTCGCGAGGAGGGCATTGCGGCGGCACATGTCGATGCGAACACGCCCGATGACGAGCGCGACGCCGCTGTGGCCGACTTGGCTTCTGGAGAGATCTGCGTGTTGAGCAACGTGGAGGTCTTTACGGAAGGCTTCGACATCCCGGCTATTGATGCCGTCATCTTGATGCGTCCGACGCGGTCTGTTCGGCTGCTGCTTCAGATGATTGGTCGCGTGCTGCGAATCGCCGAGGGCAAAGACTGTGCAATGATATTCGACCACGCGGGTCTCTACCACGAACACGGCTGGTTCGCTGACAATTGGGCATGGAGCCTAGACGGTGGCGCGGCTAAGGAGCGGCGTAAGGCGCTAGAGCGCGGTCCACGGAAGTGCCCAGAGTGCAAGGAGGTCCGCGCCGAGCGAGAGCCTGTCTGCGCTTGCGGGTTTGAGTTTCCCATGGGCAGGGAGATCGGCGAATTTGATGGCGCCTTACGGGAGATCCGGGGCGAGGTGCCGGAGGGGTGTGAGACACGGAAGGCATTTGCTAGGCGTTGGGGAGTGTCTCATCCGACCTTACAGAAGTGGGTGGGGATGGGGATGCCTTTGCGCGCTGCCGTGGTTCCCATCGACGATGCGAACACATGGGTAGAGGCCAACGTTGATCTTGGTCACCTCAAGGATCGACAGCGCAGAAATGATGCACGAAACAATTCGGTCATTCGATTGGACATTGCCGCAAAACGCCTAAACGTACCTCGGCGTAAAGTTTCGGCATGGATAGCCCGTGGCCTACCCACGGTCGGGGATCTGGTAAAGTGGCCGGACGCGATCAAGTGGGTAGAGGACAACGTAAGCGCCTATGAGAGACATGATACGTTGCCACTTAAGGACAACAACTCTGCCGTCACTATTGCCTCTTTTGCTCGCTTATTTGATGTCGCAGAGACAACAGCCTCGTCATGGGTAAAGCGCGGTCTGCCCCACGATGGATTGCTCGTTCCTGTTGCTGCCGGCAGAGAGTGGGTGTCTCGTAACGTCGATTTTGAGCAACTGATCTTATTCAATAGCGCGAAGCGCTGCACGCTGGGGGTGGACAACGCTAGCAGTTTTGCTCGGCGGATCGGTAGAAATATAAAAATCGTGAAGACGTTGCGTCGCCAGGGTGTCCCGACCCACGGAAAGCTTATCCCCATCCGCGAAGCCCTCGAATGGGTCCGAGACAACCGCCCCGACATCGTCATCCCGCCAGAGGCATGGCCCTCGGCCAACGACAACACGGCCAGCACCAAGGCGGCCTAACCCAAAATCACCGGCGCCAAGACAAGGCCCGCTAGTTCTTCTGGCGGGCTTTTTGTTGCCGCTAGATGAGGAGTTAACAATGAACCGACGCACATTTCTTGGTGCGGCAATGATCGCGACGGCTGTTATTGCGCTGCCTACGGTCGGCGTGGCTCAGACGGTGGCATTTTCGGATGATTGGACTGACCGCCAGTGGGCGGAGACCATCCTTGCCGAATACCTGGCAGAGCCTGAGCAACTTGTTATATGGATTAGCGCTCCGTGTGGGCATGGCAAGTCGACGCTTGCACTGCGGGTAGCCAACAGGCTGCACAACGATGGCCAGTCTGTGCGCCTGCATTATGCGGCAAATATGCAGGCGATTGATATGGAGCGTGATGTTTTCGGCGGAAGTTTGCCTTACATCTCCGCCGGCTTGACTGGTCTCCGCCATCACGCGGCCCGTTACTTCATCATGGATGAACCCGGTAAGGAAACACCAGAAGGATCTCCGATCGCCCTTGCCAAGAAGCGCACATCTGCTTGGGCGGACGGCAAGGTAGTGGTTTTCAGCGCTGACCTGCCGCCGCCGTGGGTAGATCGTCACATACGCCTTCCTAAATTCGATCCGCACGCTTAGCCAGCCACCAGCAAGGAGCCCCCATGTCCCTGACACGAATCGCAGCCCGCCTTGCTGCTGTCTATGCGCTCCGCGGCAAGACTCTGGTGGGCGACAACGTTCTGGACAGCCAGATCGGTGCGCTGGACGTCACGGCGGACGGCGAGTTGCGGACGGACGAAGAGAAGCCGTTCATTTCGGTCTATGCCGATGCGGCGAAGTCCGATGAGAACATGCTCCGCTCCTGGACAGATAACGGCGCGACGGATTTCCTGTTTGAGATGGGCGTGACGTCGGCCCACGTAGTGACCGACCCGGAGACCGGCGAGAGCGCTGTCTACCCCGGCATACCAGGCACAGACGCCGCATTTGAGTTTCTGTTGGACGTGGTTGCGCGCCAGATTGGCGACACGCTGTCCGACCCTGAAAATGAATGGGCGGAGATATTCCGCAAGTTCCACATGGGCAACGGCCTGATCGAGCGGGCCCGCACGAGCAGCGACGGCTCCGGCGTCCGGTTGGCTGCCCAGCAGATCAAGCTGACCGTCATGTTGATGCCCGACCCGGTTCGAGGCAGGGACCTGAAGCCCGAAAGCCCGATGGCGCTGTTCTTTGCCAAGGCCGCGACCGAGAGCGACCCCGTGCTGAATGCCCAGGTGGCGCTGATGCAGGCACAGATCGCGGGCTCGGCGACGGATTGGCAGACGGAACTCCGCCGATACGGAATCACGAAGACAGAGGGCGAAAACCTGCTGATCGTGCCGCCTGACGGCGTCGAGGGCGATATCGCCATTGTTGAGGTCGGCGCGGCTCCGGTTGTGCCAGTCTCGTAGGGGTAGCCGTACAGGAAGCGCACCATGATTCCGGACAACCTTCCCGATCAGATCGCGGATATCTATGGCCGCCTCGCTGATGCCGAGCGCCGTGGACGAAACCGCAAGAGAACCGGCAGGGTTGCTGAGGTCGGGACTGGCGAGAACGCGGGAAAGTATCGCGTAAAGCTAGGCGAGCAGGGCGGAAAGCCGTACCTGACGCCCTGGATACGGCCCAGAACGCTCGGGGCTGGAGGCGTCAAAATCGACGTTATCCTGTCGGTAGACGAGCAGGTAGACGTTCACTCAGAAAGCGGCGACCTGGCGGACGCGACGATCGACCTTTCGACATACAGCGAAGAGAACGCTCGCGAGAACGCCGACGTGCCCTTCCATATCAAGATTGGCGACACGGTGATCGGGGCGAGCGGGGAGGCCGTTACAATCACCGCGGCCAAGATCGTCTTGGATGGAGAAGTTCACCTTGGCGGCGAGGGCGGTCAGCTGCTCCACCGCAAGGGCGACGTCGACAGCGACGGTGACGTTGCCGTGGGTTCGGCCAGCCGCGTCTACGCAGTCTAGGAGGCCACATGAAACTCTACACGACAAAGCGCGACTGTGAGGTCGCAGGTCGCTGGCGCACGGCCGGCGTGCCGTTCTCGCTTAGCGATGAGCAGGCTGCCGAACTGACCCCGCCGCGAGGCAGTGTTGTGGCGTCGTATGTTCCGGCCGATACCAAGGAAGAGCCACATGCGAGACTCGGCAGGAATAAGCGCCGTAACCGGAAGGCCGCTCACTGACTGGGAGCACACCGACCAGTCGATCGGCAAGATCATCCAGACGGCCATCGGTTCGCGCGTCATGCGCCGTACCTTCGGTTCGGATCTGCCTGACCTAGTCGACAGCAAGACTATCCGGAAGAACATCCTGGCCGTCTATTCGGCCGCAGCTGCGGCAATCGACGCATGGGAGCCTCGGTTCCGAATGCGGACGGGCGCCGTGCGGTCTGTGAGCGCTGACGGCAAGATCGGCCTTGTGATCTCCGGCACCTATTTCCCGCGCGGGCATTTGGGCGACTACAGCGTCGCTGAGGATAAGGTCGCGCGCGTCGCACTAACGATTTAGCACTATGGAGGGCGACATGGTCGACCTATCGACGTTGCCTACTCCGCAGGTCATCGAGGAACTGGATTACGAGGCGATTGTCGCCCGCCAGAAGCAGACGTTTCAGGATCTGTGGGAGGCGGTTCGCCTCGCCAATCCTGACGCGGGCCTTCCGGACTACGACGTCGAAATGCTCGAAACCGACCCGGCAATGATCATCATTCAGGAGAACGCCTACCGCGAGATGCTGGAGCGGGCGCGCGTCAACGATGCGTCCCGATCGAACTTGCTTGCGTACGCCACTGGCGCCGACCTGGACAACCTTGCAGCGGACCACGGCGTCACCCGGCTTCCGGGCGAATCCGATAAGGCGCTTCGCGAGCGCATCGTGCTTGCCGACCAAGGCAGGTCAACGGCCGGGCCGGAGGAGTGGTACAAGTTTCATGCGCGGTCGGTGGACGTTGATGTCCGAGACGTGGCGGTCTATCGGCCTGGCACGGGCCCTGAGATCGAAGTCGCCATCCTGACGACGAGCAATGGCGGAACGCCCGGCGCACCGTTGCTGGACTCTGTGTTGGCGGCCCTGAGTGCGCCAGCCGTGCGCTCCGTCAATGACGTGCTTTCCGTGGTGCCGGCGGTCAAGACCATCGTCAATGTGACGGCGAGCATCTGGCTTCTGCCGGAGGCACCCATGTCGGTCTTCGATGGCCTCGAGCAGACGCTCCGTGACGCACTCGACAGTGAGGGCGGTATCGGCTTCGACGTCAACACGTCGTGGATCATCTCGCGCCTCATGGCTGCGGGAGCGGCGAAGGTGACGCTGACTGCCCCGGTAGCGGACGTTGTCATGGACAAGTTCAGCGCGGCGGCGTTCGGGACGGTAAACCTGTCCTACATGGGGAGGCTTCGGTAATGGTTGTTTCTCTTCTGCCATCCAACAGCACCGCTTTTGAGTTGGCTCTGGAAGAGGCAACCGACATCGCGAGCGAGCTCGGTCCTTCGATCGACGCGATCCATGGCCTGAAATACGCCCGGCCGCTCAACATCACGGTCGCGCCGTGGCTGGTGAATGAATACGGCCTCGGCCCGATTTCTGACTTCTTCGACACGGTCGAGGACCTGATCGATGAGGGCAGGGTGTGGCAGCGTCTCCGCGGAACCCCGCAGGCGATCACGACGTCACTGTCATGGATCGACTATGACGGCATCGACATTCAGGATCAGGTTCGCGGCCGCAGGCGCTGGCATCTCTACCAGATCCAGATGGGCGAACTACCAGGCGTCGATGAAATCCAGCGGCTGACCAATGCCGAATACCTTGCCGGCTTGTCCGATCCGGCGCGCTCGTTCTTCTGGCGCGGCTACTTCGGATACGACGTGCGTGGCCATGTCTACGGGCGGTCACGCTGGGGGCGGTCCATATGGGGTGACAGCTCCGGAGTCCGCATTGCAGACGGCAAAGTAAAGTGGTCGCACGGGCGGACGCATGAACTTGATGCCACGGCCGAGGCCGGGGTGGCAGCCGAACTGGGCGTTGATTTCGCTGACGGCGACGATGTCACCTGGCTCGGATCACTTACGTGGGCAGCACCCGGACTGACATGGGGCGGCGTTTCTGACGCGCGCGTCCTGAAGTCTTGGCTGATGCTGCAGAAGAGCGCCCATATCGGGCTCTATGACGCCGACGGCGACCCTATCGGGTACGCCCGCGTCGTGCGCGCAGTTCAGGACATCACCGACTACGGCGACACCGAAGACACGGTCGTTCTCGCTTATGACGCGACGATCGCTTTCGGCGTGGCGTCCGGCGAGGTTGCCTTCGCAGCCGTCGTGTTCGGTGGCGTTGCCCAGGGCGTAGCGCCCTTCAAGACATGGCTCGATCCAGAGCAGATCGACTTTCCCGATGGCGAGGTTCGCGTGGGGGAGTCGCCGATTTCCTTCACGTTCTTGGAAACAGTGCGCGAGCGCATTGTCATCAATCTCACCATCTGAGGTCATTATGACAACTCTAGTATTTGATCCGGTCGAAAGGCCGGATCTTGCGAGGATTCGCGACCGAATTTCCGAACGTCCGAACAACGATCGCGTCTACCTGGGCGAGGGCGACCTGTCGCAGGGCGCGGATCTGAACGAAGCCTTCTCGATCGAGGAGCGGAAGCGCAAAGGCATCGGCGACCTGATCGCCCGAGACGGAGACCGCATCGACGGTGCTGACGTTCTCGTCAACGTCGAAGACGAAACAGTCACCATCACGGCCGGCGAACTCTACATCGACGGTTCACGCCGCAAGGTGCCGGAGGGCACGCTCGTCGACGTCCCGATGACTGGTGACGTGAAAATCGGCGTTCGCTCGACCACGACCATCGTGACGGCAGAGGACGACGATATCTATCTCGGTCTCGTGCCGGAAGCAGAGGAGAGTTACGGAGAGCCCGGCGCGGTGCGCACTGTCGTCAGTTTCGCCTGGGCCATTGAAGGCGACGGCGGAGCAGGGCAGTTCTATCCGTACCTTCTGCTTCGCGACGGCGTGATCGTTTCGCAGGACGCCCCGCCGACCCTGTCCGGGATTCAGCAGCAGATCGCGACATACGACTACGACGCCCATGAGAACTATGTGGTGCGCGGGTGCACGGTCTCGCCGCTTGGCCTGGAGGCCGGCAAGCAGATCTTCGCGATTTCCGAGGGCCGCGCCAACATCATGGGCTTCAAGCGCAACCGTCCGACGGCATCGCGCTTTGCCGAGACGGAAGAGCCCGATACCGGCACGATCGATGCCGAACCGCACAATTTCGATGACGGAGGCAGCGGCACGGCTGTAATCACCGTGCGCCGCCCTCCGGTGTCTTCGGTCACATCGGCCATCGTCACCAAGCAGCGCACTGTAACGCTCACCAAGGGCGTGACCGACGGCGCTGACCTACTGCCCGACGACGGCGTCACCTCGATCATCTCGGTCGTGCAGGGCGGAACGACGTACACGCAGGGCGTTGACTATCAGCGCAGTGGCGACTCCGTAGACTGGCTGGTCGGCGGCATTGAGCCGGCAACATCCTCCTCCTACAATGTGACCTACCGCTACCTCGATGCGGTCACGCCGACTGCAATCACGGCAACGACGATCTCGGTGGCCGGCGGTGTCACGGGTCAGCCGGTATTCCTTGGTTATACGAACAAGCTGCCGCGAACGGACAGGATTTGCCTGGATGCGGACGGCAATGTCGTCTACCTCAAGGGTCTATCGGCTCCGACACAGCCGCAGCCGCCGCAGGTGCCAAAGACCCTCCTGTCGCTGGCGACGATCTACAATGACTGGTTTGGCACTCCGGTGGTGGTCAATGACTCAATCCGGGCGTACCCGTTCTCAGCCATCGATCGCATGTATAACAACGTGTTGGACCTGTTTAATCAGGTATCGCTTCAAAAACAGCAGATCGACATCAATGCGCGCGCGCCGGCAGAGACTACAGGCATTTTCAGCGACCCGTTGCTGAACGATGATTTCCGTGACGCTGGCGTGACGCAGAACGGCGCTGTCTTTAACGGCTCGTTCCAGATACCGATCTCTGCGGCGTTTCAGGAAATCGACGCGGGATCATCATTGTTCCTGTCGTACAGCGAAGAAACGGTTGTCAGTCAGGAGCTCGTCTCCGGCTGCGTGAAGATCAACCCCTACCAGTCGTTTGCACCGCTGCCGGCAATCCTTCGGATTGTGCCGTCGGAAGACTTCTGGACGCAGCGGCAGACTGTTTGGCTTTCCGAGCAGACGCAGATCTTCGGCTCAGGCAACACGGAGCGAGTGACGCGGACGGAAGTCCTGCAGAACGTGCGAACGCAGCCTATCCGGTTTCTGCGCCAGATTGCGGTCAACTTCACGATCAGCCAATTCGGCCCTGGTGAAACGCTCGCCGAACTGACGTTCGACGGCGTGAACGTCAATCCGGGCGGACTCGTGGCCAATGGAAGCGGCGTCATTACGGGGTCGTTCACGATACCGGCCGGCGTGACTTCTGGCACGAAGCTGGTTCGCGCTGTCGGCGGCTCTGGAACGGTCTGCACGGCAAGCTTCACAGGTGAGGGGCGCCTTGAGACGATCGAGCTCCAGCGCAACACGACGGTGCTGCGGTTCCAGACCGGCGGCAACTCAGGTCGCGGCGTAAGCAGTAACAACACCAACAGCGCCTGGCGCGGGATTGACCCGCAGGCGCAGAGCTTCAGCTTCACGCAGGGCCGCCACGTCAGCAGCGTGGACATTAAGTTCTGCGCCATTGGCAACCGGGCCGAGCCTGTAATCCTGGAGTTCGTCACGGTCGACAATGGCTTTCCGACGACGGAGGTCATCGCCCAGACGGAAGTCGATATGCAGTCGGTGCTGACCGGAACGTGGACGAACTTCGCGTTTCCGGTTCCGTTCTACCTGCCCCCCGACCAGATGTTTGCGTTCGTCGTCAAGACCAACGACCCGGACCACAGCATCAGCATTGCCGATCGCGGCGCTTTCGATGCTGTTAACCAGCAGTGGATCGCGGCCCAGCCCTATACGGTTGGCACGCGTTTCAGTTCGAGCAACGCCGTCAGTTGGACGGTCCACCAGGATTCGGACATCACGTTCAAGATCAATTGCGCGAGGTTCAATCCGACGTCGCGCACTGTCGACCTTGGCACATATGCCGTGACGGACGTGTCGGATGTCATTATCCGCAGCAACGTCTTCCTGCCCACCGAAGCGACTTCTGTTGTCTTCGAGCTGGTCTTCGGATCGGAAACGCCTGTTAGGGTCCTGCCCGATCAGGTCTGGGAGCGAACTTCCTTCTTCACTGGCAATCTGACGATCCGGGCCATCTTGACGGGTGGGCCGCTGGTCACTCCGGTTGTTGGGCGAGACATCCTGGCTGTCCTCGGCACGATGCAGGCCAACGGTGTGTATGTCAGCCGGGCGTTCACGTTCGGTGCGGACATGCAGCTTGATGTTATCGCGTCAACGAAGCTGCCTGTTGGTTCGGCCCTGACGGTTGAGGTGGATGCGACTGACGACGACTGGTCGGCTGTTTCCCAGATATCCGCATCGCCGATCGATATGGGCTTCATTGAGCGCTCTTACCGCGAGGCAAGCGTTGCGGCTCCGACTGGCGGGCGACTGCGGCTGACCCTCACGGGTACGCCAGCGGCGCGGCCTTCGGTCGCTGACCTGCGGGCCTTCACTTCATAACGTTTGGGAATCCACAAGATGGTGACTGAGAACACGACCCCGAACCGCGGCTATCCAGAGCCCGCGGTCGGGAACACGCTTGAGGTCGACGTAGGGCGGTTGATTGCCGCCCTGCGGGCCATTGACGTGGACGTTGCGAATGCTCTGGCGGCTATTGTGTCGAAGGCTGGTCTGGCGTCTCCTGCCTTTACGGGAACGCCGACTGCCCCGACAGCAGCGCCTGGCACGGACAGCGGACAGCTTGCCACGACTGCCTTCGTGAAAGCGGCGTTCAACGCGCTGGTGGATAGCGCCCCCGGTGCGTTGGACACGCTCAACGAGCTCGCTGCGGCCATTGGTGACGATCCGAACTTCGCGGCCACCATGGCTGCGCTGATCGGGACGAAAGCCGACGCGGCCGCCACGACTGCCGCTTTGGCGCTGAAGGCAGATGCGAGTGCGCTTGCCGGAAAGCTGGATAAATCTGGCGGCGTGATGACCGGCTCGATCCAGGATGCCGTGCTGGCGCCGTCGGCCGCGCCGACAAAGCGGCTAGGTTTTAATCTGGCTGCAATCACGGCTGGACAGAAGCGCGACATCATCATGCCGGACAGGGATGTAGACCTTGCCGGTCTGGGGTTGCGGGAAATTGCGGCGGCGTCCTTATCCGGGACGGCGCAGGACCTATCATTTCCATCAACCACGAAGCTTATCGACATAAGTATCAGTGGTCTGCGGTCAAGCACAGGATCAAACCCGGTTTTTCAGCTTGTAGATTCAGGTGGTCCAGAAACCACGGGTGCCATTGGTGGTGTTTCTGATATGACTGCCACATCCGCGGCGACCGCATCCTTGACATCAAACATCAATATCACCGGCAGCAATACGTCTTCTTCAGTCTACACTGTTGGGGCAACCTTCCGAAAGCATGCCGGCAATAAGTGGGTCATCACTCTATGGGCTGGCCGCACAGACTCCGGCGCACAGAAGACGACTCTGACTGTCTCCGAGAAAGAATTATCCGACGTTCTCACCGGCGTGCGCCTAACCTTTGCAAACGGAACAGACACATTCCAGGCCGGCGGCACTATTTCTGCGAGGTATTGGACAGCATGATTATTGACCATGAAAAGGGCTATAACCGTCTGACAACGACGCCGATCATCGACAGAGGGGCATCCGGCGCTTGGGACGACTACTTCGTCTATGCAGCCGTGCCGTTTGAGTTTGGCGGCGAGCGCTACATTGCGCATGCCGGCTCTCGGAATGTGGGCGCCAACCCGCGCCTTCAGAACAGCATCGGTCTCGCGAAGCTCATCAACGGCTCATGGGTCAAGCAGGGCAAGGTGATCGACAAGTCTGTCGTTTCTCCTTATCAGGGTCTTGCGCCCTTTTCGGCTCGTATAGCAGACGGTATAGTCAGCCTGTATTGCAGCGTTTTCAGCGACAGGAACCCTCAATATCGTGCGGCAGTCATTCGTTCGACGGACCTCGTCAATTGGTATGGGCTGACGTACCTCTCGGGGATGCCTTCACCGGCTGCTCATGCTCCTTGCGTCATCGATGATCCTCACGACGAGGACAAGCTTCTGATCTTCGTCACACGCATGAACGGCAATGAGATGCGGATGTTCAAGGGCTGGGCGTACAAGTCCGATGACAGCGCATGGTTCGATCTCACAATGCTTGCGAACTGGCAGGCCATCTACCCATCTGTGCGGTGGAACGGCGAGGCCTTCGAAATCGCATACGCTCGACAGGTGCAGGTCGAGCCGCAGAAGTACAACACATTCCTTTCGATCACCGATGGAACGTACCTGACGCTTGGTGTTCCGATATTATCACATGGGGCTTCAGGCGCGTTCGACAGTAACTATGTAACCACTCCTTCGCTGTACGGAAATGAGTTCTTCTACTCCGGCCGAAACGCCGTCAACGACGGGTATAAAGGGATTGGTTGGGCTCAAGAGCAAGGCGCCGGCAGCCTTCTCGGCTGGGACGAGTATTCAGGGACGGTTGGGCGATCGACGGTTGCTAAGACCGGCAATTATGGCGCTCGTATCGTCGGATCCGGGATGCTGGAAAAGAAAGGCTTTCGCGATAAGGTCTATTCCGTCTGGATCTATGACGATCTCGACGCGACGGCGAGTTCGCAGAATACTTTCCGGCTCGTGCCGGATGCAGACGCTATAACGGTCGCGCAACTGACGGTCGGCTTTGTTCGAAGCATCTCTTCGTCAAAGTATGTTTACCGGCTGCGCAATGGGTCGTGGGTCACAACCGCGGTCAACAGAACTGCGGGCTGGCATCAATTGTCGTTCGAGGTTGGCGACAATGTTGTGATTAAGCTTGATGGGGCGACATTGGCGACGGATACGGCATATAACACCAGCGCCGCATTCATGGTTCAGTGCGTCGGCGGCGCTACGGGCACGGCCTATGTAGACGATCTGGAAATCATGGATATCTAACGCGATCTAGAGACGTTGCCACGTGGACAGGAACGCCGGAAATGGCGCTCTTCCGGGCAGTGAGTTGTAAGCAACCTCAGCCACGTTAAGCAACGAGGCAAGGGGCTTCTTCGCTGCCATAGGTATGCGCAGCACTAGGCTGTTCAGAATGGAAATGTAGCTGGGCCCACCAATGGGTCGAACATTCATAAGGTCCATCTTGCCGCTAAAACACGACTTCAATTCCTCGACAGAAAGTGCCCGTTCCGTTTCTTCCTCGAAGTACCGGTCCACCCTGTACCATGCCTTGCGAGCGACATTTAGGAAGAAGTCGGCGTTGGGCTCATAGGCGATCAAATAACCACCGGGCTTAATCATCCCCGCTATTGCTGCGGTGGATGTGGCCAGATCATTGACCATATGATGTAGGCCACCGATGACGATTGCAGCGTCGAAAAGCTCTCCTTCGTGGGAGTAGGCGGAGAGGTCGCATTCCGTGGCGGGAAAGCCCGTGTTTGTCTGATATGCTCGGCACGCTGGGCCTGAGATATCGAAGCCGTGGAATGTTGCGGTAGGCACGAACTCCTTCATCAGGACCGTGTTCCATCCACTTCCAGACGCGATATCGGCAATACGGGCACCGGAGAGATCAAGGCCTTTCAGCGCGGGCTTGAAGATAAATCGGCGCCGATAGTCGAGCGAGGTTGCATCGTAGTAATGGCGCTCATAGTCGTCGTGCATAGCCTCATAATGGGCCTTTTGAACGTTTTCAGCGGCCATCTTGATTCACTCCGACCCGAAGCCGACGGCGATGATGCCGGCGACGATAAATGATGTGCTTATTATGTGAGCCGTTGTCATCTTCTCACCGAAAAAGAGGAAAGCTGACAGCGGAACCAACACGAAAACCAAAGACAGGAATATGTACCCAGTTGATAGTGGTGTCGTCCTAAGAACGAAAAACCACAGAAGTTGCCCTGCAATCGCTATGCCGGTTGCGACTGCGAATAGGGTCAAAACTTTCGTAGAAAAGATCGATCCTGTTGCCGCCCACGCCTCTGCTGCAAACTTCATGGCAATTTGCGCAGCAGTCGCCACCAACGCAATGATCAGAAGCTGGGCAATCATTGAAAGGTATCCAGTTTTCATAGTTGAGGCCGACATTCTCTAATTATCTGCCTCTTAGCTCGAAATTTGTGTGACCGGAAGACGATCATTCGTTTTGAGTATGCCGAGAACGATCGCGGCCATCAATGGTAAGCTCGCGGCAAGCCAATAGCGGTCAACGAAACCTTGAGTGAATGCAGCGGCCATGACAGATCCGATATAGAACAATGCCGCTACTGCTATGACCCACGGCGCTTGGGCTGATTTGAGCGAGACTATCAATGCGACGGCGGTCAGAGCTGCGACTGCCCACGCTGGAATTGAAAAGGTTAGATAAGGGGTTTCGATTCCTTCGAGGACCGGCCGTGCGGACGTTCGATTGTCGACGATTGTCGCGGTGGGCCAGCTGAAGTCACCGAGGAAGCGCCACTTCGCTTGCTCAAGACGCTCGCCATCAATCTCGGCCAGTCTTTCACGTGTGTCGGCCATGGCGACATCGTCCTTATCGACCCTGTATGTTCCAGGCCGCGTGGCCAGATAGGCGAGAGCAGTCGAAGCCGTATCCGCGATTACCGCTCTAGGTGTGGCCGTAATGGTCTCAAGTCCGGCTCTCAAGTAAAGATCGGAAGCGTACTTCGGCCCTCTGGAATTGTAGGCTCCCGACAAGCCTAGACGGATCGGTTCTATGTCGATGCGGCGAGGGGCATGGGAAAGAAGCTCCGCTCCAAGCTTGGCAAGCTCGGCGGACGCTGGACCGAACGAAGCGTTGCCAAATGCTTCAACAGGATGGAAGAACACAAAGTATCCGGTAAGTTGCTGTGGCATTGGCTGACCGGACAGCGCACGAAAAGCCAGGCCCGGCACGTAAGAACCACCAATGAAGGAGAAGACCATAGCGGCCGACGCCAATATCGCGTTGACTTTGGTCTGCCTTGCTACGCCCGCCGCGACCCAGACCAATATGATGGATATGAGAAGGATCAGCGTCTCAGTCCTGAACCCGAGACCGATTCCGCACATGAGGGCAGCGAGGCAGAGCAAACTGCATTGACCGGATGGGTTCGGTGCTCGGAATGCTTTCTGGACTAGGACGAGGCCAAGCAGGACGAGAATAACGATGAACGGCTCGGTTTGCGGTCTTCTCCAGTCGATCCAGACGAAACCAATCGCGATGATTGTCAGGAAGGCGACGGCCCGCAATTTCTCTGATCTTAAACCGTCATAGCAGAGCCATGCCGCAGCACCGCAAAATGCGAGAAACAGAACGCCGAGCGCGATTGAGACGCTGTCGATCGAGGGGCCGAGAGCCCATTCAAAAAAGTAGTAATAGAGCACCGGGAAAATTCGCGTGCCAATATGGCTGCCGGCATAAGATACTTTCCCTTCAGCCCAAAGACTGCCGGACTGGAGGTAATATTGCGCGTCTTTCCCGATGATCGGGACCTCTCCCGCAATAACAACCGCCATCACGATAGACGGCAAAACGAGTGAAGCCTTCGCTAGCGTTCTGCTCAACCGTGCGTGTGACGTATGGATCTGCGCATTGTGTACGTAATCACCTTCCATGCGTGGTCCCTAACGTTTGCCATACCCAACAAGGTGGCGTCGAGTGATCATACAATCATATATCGTGATTGACTGCACCACACCCGCCAAGGTCGGGCTCTAAATTACTGATCGGCTTTTCTACTCTCCCACATTAAGCCGAACATCTCACCACCCGCGATTGAGAAGCGGGCCCCTAACCCCACCACCACAAACCACCCAACCACATCCTAAAGGAGGCCGCATTGGCTGACCTATCGTACTTCCATGGCGTGAACCTTGGGGAAAGCCCCGACACGCCATCGCTTCTGCGCGTCCAGAACTTCGGTGTGACGTTCGTCAACGGCACGGCTCCCGACGCGGATTCTGCGGCTTTCCCGGTCAATACCCCGACGCTCGTCACGTCCCAGGCTGCTGCCTCGCTGCTTGGCTCGGTCGGCACGCTGCTGGCTGACGTCCTGACGGTGATGGGTGAGGGTGGCTCGACTGTCATCGTGAACCGCGTCGAGGACGACGAAGACCCGGCAGTCGTGCAGGCCAACCTGATCGGCGACGCGGCCGCCCGCACCGGCCTCTATGCCGCTCTGCGCGCCAAGTCGCTCCTGGGTGTCCAGCCGCGCGTCATCGTGACGGCCGGCGACACGGGCGCCTACATCGAAGACGGCGTGCTGTCCGTCACCGTGACGAATGGTGGCGCGGACTACACCGCAGCGCCTTCCGTTTCGTTCTCGACTGGTGATGCCACCGCGACCGCGACCATCAACAAGCACAAGGTCAAGTCGCTCACCATCACGAACGCGGGTGCCGACTACGCGACGGCTCCGACGATCACGATCGCTCCGCCTCCGGCTGGCGGCGTGCAGGCGACGGCGACAGCGACGGTTTCCGGCGGTGCCATCACGGCCATCACCATGGGCAACAAGGGCTCCGGCTACGTCGACGCTCCTGCCGTTACCCTTTCCGGCGGTGGTGGTTCTGGCGCGATCCTGACGGCGGTACTCGGCGGCCCGGTGACTGGCGTTACCGTTTCGGAGCCTGGCGAAGGCTACATCTCTGCACCGACGGTCAGCTTCTCCGGTGGCGGCGGCTCGAGCGCGGCGGCTGTTGCCAACCTTGGCGACGTCACCAGCCCGTTCGTCTCGGCCCTCGCGACGATCTGCCCGCAGATCCGCGCGCGTGCCTACATCCACGGCCCGAACTCGACCAACGCAGAGGCCGTCCGCTTCCGCAACACGGTCAACAGCGACCGCGTCCTGATTATCGACCCCAAGGGCATCAAGAACGTCAACGGCACGCCTGTGACGGTTCCGATCGCGCCGGTCTTTGCAGGCGTTCGCGCTCGCGTCGTGGCCTCTCCGGAAGGCGTGTCCGGCTCGGTATCGAACAAGATCATCCGCACGCTCGATGGCGTTGCGCGCACGATCCAGTACCCGGTCGACAGCAACTACCTCAACGAGCGGCAGGTTTCGACCGTTATCAATGAGCGTGGCGGCCTGCGCACCTGGGGCTCGCGCCTCGCGACGGATACCGAAATCTGGCAGTTCGACAGCGTCCGCGCCACGGCCGACATGATCAACGAAGCGCTGGAAGACCTGTACTTCGTCTATGTCGACCGCAAGCTGACAAAGGCCAACCTCAAGATGATGATCGAGGACGGCAACGCCGCGCTTCGCGTCTTCCAGAAGAACGACGACATCCTCGGCGGCCGCGTCTGGCTGTCCGACCTGAACGAGCCGACGGTCAACGCCAACGGCAAGGTGTTCCTGAATGTCGAATTCGAGCCGGTCGGCATCATGGAACAGATCAACATCACGACCCACCGCAACATCCTCTACTACCAGCTGCTGCTGGATGAGGTGCGCGGCGCGATCGAGAACGGCCCCCTGACGCTCGCCGTCTAATCACAAGGAATACACGATGAGCAATCTTCCAAGTTACCTCCTGCGTAACTGCATGCTGTGGGCCGACCGCGTCTCCAAGCTGGGTCAGATCGGGGACATCACGCCCCCGGTCCCGCAGGCGAAGCTCGAGGAGCTTCGCAACGCCGGCATGATCAAGCCGCGTGAGGTCCATATGGGCTACGAGAAGCTGGAATTCAGCTTCAAGATGCCCGGCCTCGACCCGCAGATCCTCAAGCTGTTCGGCCTCAAGGCCGGGACGGAGAACCTGTTCCTCATCACTGGCGCGCTGGTGGATGAGGACGGCGTCGAGCATTCGGCGGTCATGACTATCCGCGGCTTTCTCAAGCAGGCCGATCCGGGCAACTGGAAGCCGGGCGACATGGCGGAGAACGATTATTCGGTCTCGGTCAACTACTACAAGCTGGAAGTCGACGGTGACGAGCTGATCGAAATGGATGACTTCGACGTGAAGATCGGGGGCATCAGCCAGCATAGCGGCATGCGGAACTCGCTGCTTCTCTAGCATTCCACGCCGCAAACTCAGCCCGCGCGAATGCGGGCTTTTTCTTTCCTGATGAGGAGACCAGCATGACGACTGTCAAGCTTTCCAAGCCCGTTGAGCACAACGGCAAGATTTATGACGAGTTCACCTTCCGCGAAGCCGAAGTCGGCGACCTGATGCTAGCCGACGCCGTGAAGGGCGAAATGTCCAAGATCGTCGCTGTTCTGGCATCCATGGCAGACGTGCCGCTTCCAGCGTTCCGCAAGGTCAAGTCTCGCGATCTGAACGCCATCATGGCCGCAACCAAAGACCTCCTGGGGGAGGAGCCGCCGGTCACGACTGGCGCCTGATTGTGAGCGTCATCGCTCGCGAGCTCAAGCAGGACGTAGACCGGCTCGAAAAGTGGCCGCCCAGTAAGGCCATGGCCTACTTCGAAAAAGCAATGGAAGTCCGTCGCCTGTTCGGCGGCGGCATGTAGCGCGAGGGCAGCATGGCCGTCTTGAAATCAAGCCTGATACTCTCGCTCATCGACAATGTGTCGGGCAGGGCGAAGGGCATCAACAGCGCGCTCGGTAGTCTACAGCGCGGGCACGCTTCCTTCCTTGGCATGGCTGGTCGGCTCGCCGCCTTCGGTGGCGCCTATGTGGGCGTCACGCAGGGTATTGGCGGAACCGTCGGTGCGGCGCTGGAATTTGAGTCTGCATTCGCCGACGTCCGCAAGGTGCTGGACGCGAACGACGAGCAGATGGCGAACGTTCGCCGCTCGATCATCGCCATGTCGAAGGAACTGCCGATAGCGGCCAGCGGAATCGCCCAGATTTACGCGGCGGCCGGCCAGTCGAACATCCCGCTGGCGGAGATCACCAAATTCAGCGAGATGGTCGCCAAGGTGTCGACGGCATGGGACGTTCCGGTCGCCGAGACAGGGCAGGCGCTCGCGGAGATCAAGAACCAGCTTAATCTCGGCGTGAACGAGGTCGGGCTGTTCGCCGACAGCCTCAATCACCTGTCGAACAATACGGCGGCCAATGCGCCGCGGCTGCTGGAATACACGAAGCGCGTCGCCGCAACCGGCGAGATGTTCGGCTTCTCGGCGCAGGAAACCCTGGCGTTCGGTGGCGCCATGATCTCGTCTGGTGGTGAGGCGGAAGTCGCAGCGACTTCGTTCCGGAACATGGGCCGCGCTCTCACGATCGGTACGCGCGCCACCAAGACGCACAACACAGCTTTCAAGCGTCTGGGGCTCGATGCGGTGAAGACCGCCAAGTCGATGCAGAAGAACGCGCTGAAGACGACGCTGGACGTCATCGACCGCATCCAGACGCTGCCGGAGTGGGAGCGGATATCGATCGCCTCGGCGCTGTTCGGCGACGAAGCGCGCGCCCTGATGCCCGTGATCAACAATGCCACGGAGTTGCGGCGCCAGCTTGGCCTCGTGGGCGATGAGGCGAACTACGCGGGCAGCGCCTTCAAGGAGTACACGATCCGCGCCAGCACGGTCGGAAACGTGCTGCAAATCCTTAAAAACAAGTTCGCCGACTTCTTCCGCAGCATGGGCGACGACATGCTGCCCGGCATCAAGGAAGCGGCGCTCGGCGTCGGTGACATCCTGGATACGATGGGCGAGCGCGCCACCATCTTCGACAAGATGGGCACGGCGATGCAGGCCTTCCTGCAGGGCTTCGGCGTCGACAGCGGCATTCGCGAAACAATTAACGACCTGGGTGACTTGCTGTTCGGCAAGGCGGATGGCTCTGCTTCGGCCGACCAGCTGGGCAGGATCTTCGCAAAGTTCAAGGAATACGGCGCATCCGTCCGCGAACTGTCTGACGCGATCCGCAACAATCCGATCGCGCAGTTCCTTGGAGAGCTGGGCGCGGACGGTTTCAAGCTCATGCTTGCCGCCGTGGGGATTGGCCTTGTCGCGAGCTCGATCATGAAGCTGGCGCGGGCGATCGCGTTCCTTACTGGCATCACGACGGCCGTCGGAATTCTGAAGACGCTAGGCAAGATTGGCGGCATCATTGGTGGTGGAGCAGCGGGCGCCGCTGGCGCCGGCAGTGCTGCGGCCGGTGGAGCCGCGGCAGGCGGCGGCATAGCGGCGACGCTGGGGTCTGCGTGGAAGTACCTGAAGGGGCTTGGTGCTGGAGCGGTCATCGGTTCGACGCCGCAGCTGCTTTCCGAGACGCCCGGCGACACTTTCGAAAAGCAGGTACAGAATCAGGCCAAGTTCAAGGATTTTCTTGAGCGCATGCTTGGCTTGAAGAAGGACGAGGCCGGGGTCTCAGGGCTGAGCAGGTTCATGTTCGGAGCCGCAGCAGACCCCGGCTTCGACTCTCGCCAGCACTTTGGTGTCGAAACGAAAGCCGCCAGCAACACGCCCGTCATCATCGACTCGAGCAGCATCGCGGCAATGAACCAGCCGTCAGGCGTTCAGCAGGTGGCGGTGACGAACCCGCAGCCGATTGAGATCACGGTAAACGCACCGATCACCATAAGTGGCGTGTCATCTCCGGAGGCAGCAGCTGACGCGGCCGCGTCCCGCCTTGGACAGGCCGTAAAGTCGACCGTAGGCGCAAGCTGGGGTGGGCCTAGGTAAGGGATCTCACGACACAAACCTAGCCATCTCGGTGGCTAGGTAAAACCATAGCCACAACGTGAACAAGAACAACGCTACTCGCACGTATCGCTTGTTTGTGTTTTCCATCTGGCAATCTTACCGCGTTACCAGCCGTCACGCAAGGAGCCCCCATGACCGTTTCAATGATGCTCGGAGGCTTCGCCTTCGAAGCGCGCGACAGGCTTGGCTATGAAGGCGTGCAGCGCAAGGTGCAGACGCCGTGGGCCGAGATCAAGGTCGCGCAGACCATGGATCAGCAGCAATGGACCGGCCCGACCTCTGAAGAGGTGACGATCCGCGGTGTGCTGTTCCCGCAAGAGTACGGCGGCCAGGCGTCGCTCGATGGTATCATTGCCTCAGCGCAGGCCGGAACGCCCATGATGCTTGTCTCCGGCGATGACTACGAAGGCGTGATCCATGGCATGTTCACGGTGCACGGCATCGACGAGGATCGCAGCTACCACAACGCTGCTGGCGCGGCGCGGAAGAACAGCTACTCGATCACACTGAGGCGCTACGGCCAGTCAGTTGCCGGTGGCGGCCTGTTTGCACCGATCCTCAATCTGTTCGGGTGATCCGATGCCATCCACATACATCACGAAAGCCGGACAGACCGTCGACCTCGTCTGCCGGGACTTCTACGGCCGCACGCGCTCGACCACTGAAATCGTCCTCGACGCCAATCCTGGCATAGGGGCGCTCGGGCCGGTTCTGCCGATCGGGACCGCGCTCGTCTTGCCCGACATCGACACGCGGCCGGCGGCGCGCGAACTGGTGAAGATCTGGGAGTAATCAATGAAGCCCAGAATTGAAATCACGATCGACGGCCAGCCTGTTGCCGGCGCGTTCTACGAGCGCCTGATATCCGTCACGGTGACGGACAAGGAGGAGGGTGGCGCAGACACGTTCGATATGGAGTTGAACGACGGACCGCCGCAATTCCTCGCCATCCCGCGCAAAGGGGCGGTCGTAGATATCAGAATGGGGTACGGCACGACCCGGTCTTTAGGGCGGTTCACTGCCGACAAAGTGACACCTAAGTTTCTACCGTATTCCATGTCGATCGGCGGCAAATCTGCTGACCTGCGAAGCGGCAAGTTGAAGGAAAAGCAGGAGCGGCACTGGGACAAGAAGAAGCTCAAGGACATCGTGTCCGAGGTGGCGACGGAGAGCGGTCTTTCCGCCTCTGTTGACTCGGATATTGGCGATTTCGAGTATGAGTGGTTCGGGCAGCAAGACGAATCCAATGTCCAGATGCTCCAGCGCCTTGCCGATCGTCACAATGCATTGTTCGCAGTGAAGGGGGGGAAGCTCGTTTTCTCCAAACGAGGCTCCGGCCTGTCCGCAAGCGGCACCTTTGCTGGTACGGTAATCGTCACGCCTGACATGGTGGTTCAGGGCTCCGGCTCTTTCGAATCGAACGACGAGACAAAGTACAGCAAGGTTGTCGCGTATTATCAGGACAAGGATAAAGCGGAGCGCGTCGAAGTCGCAGTGGACGCCGATGCTGACGGCGACAGCGTCTACCGGATAACCGAACCATTCTCCAGCCTGGCGGAGGCCGACAAGGCTGCGCAGGCAAAAGCCAACGACAGAAAGCGTTTTGAGGGCTCTGCCAGCGTCACCGTGATCGGCGACACGGCCATCACCGCGGGCTCGGCGTTGCTGTTCAGCGGAATCCGCCCCGGCCTAGACGGCGTGCCCTACGTCATCGATACCGCCACCCACAAGTACGACAAGTCTGGCGGCTACACGACCGCGATCAGCGCCAAGCTCTACGACGGCAAGTCCGGCAAGGGCGGCAAGGCTCCCGCAAAAGACGGCGCGACAAGCGGCGGCGGCAAGACCGTCGGCGAAACGGGCACCGTCGCGAAGGACTCCCCCGCCGGCACGCCTGCGACGCCAGACGGCTGGTCACAGTATCAGCGCAACGGGCTGACCGACGCCAACTAAGTCGGCACTATTCAAAGGAAATCGAAATGGTAACTGCAAACGACCTGCGAGCGATCGCGGGAACGACGAAGCGCGTGCAGATGCACGACGACCTTGCGGCGGCGTTCAACAAATATGCTGCTGCCTATGGCGTGAACAACCAGAAGCGCATTTCCGAGTTCCTGGCGAACGTTTGCCATGAGACGGGCGGCTTCACTCGCCTGTCGGAAAACCTGAACTATTCCGTCGAAGGGCTCATGAAGACCTTCGGTCGCCATCGAATCAGTGCGGCCGACGTGAACAGGCTCGGGCGATCCGGGAAGCGGGCGGCCGATCAAAAGGCAATCGCAAACAAGATCTATGGCGGCGAATGGGGCCGTACCAACCTTGGCAACACTCAGCCGAACGATGGCTGGGACTATCGCGGCTCCGGGCCGGGCCAGGTCACTGGCCGCGCCAACTTCGCCAAGGTCGAAAAGGAAAGCGGCATTCCCGTCGTGGCAAACCCTGACCTGCTTCGGCAGGCTGACGCAGGAATGAAGGCGGCGCTCATCCTCTGGCAGAAGTGGGGCCTGAACGAGATGGCCGACAATGGCCAGACGACGGCGATCCGCAAGCGGTGGAACGGCGGCAGCCTCGGTCTGACGGAAGTCAAGGACGCGCGCGGCAGGGCAATGAAGCTCAAGCTTTCCGTGCCGGCCTCCACTGCCACCACCACGCCCATCCCCGCGCCCAAGCCGGAAATGCCGCCCAGCGCCACGCCGACGAAGAAGGCTGGCTGGCTGGAGGTGCTTACGGCCTTCATCATCGCACTCTTTCCGGGACGCTCGAAATGACCGTATGGCTTCGCATTCTTCTCTATGTCATCGCCGGCTGGCTGTACGGTTCGGGCTACATCGGCGACGAGGTTAAGGAACTCCTCACCACCGACCCCGCCGTTGCCGCCTCCATTGAAGCCGGCATCAGCGCCGCGATCGCCTCCGTCCCGATTGCCTGGTGGCAGTGGGCCAAGCGCAAGGGCTGGGCAACGTGATCCAGCTTATCCTGAAATGGCTTGGTGGCGATCTCGCCACCGCCCTGACGCGCGCCTACGAGCTCAAGCTGAACGCCTCGAACGACTCCGAGCGCATCAAGGCTGACGTGTCCATCAAGGCGCTCGAGGCGCAGATGGCGGCACAGGCGAACAACGCGGCCGTCGTGCGCGAGGGCATGCAGCACAAGGCCTTCTGGATTCCTTGGCTCATTGCCGCCGTTCCGACTGCGGCGTGGTTCGGCTGGGGCATGACGGACTCGCTGTTCGACGGTACGCTTCCGGACGTTGCGGCGCTGCCGCCGCAGCTCAAGGAATATGCGGACATCGTGTTCGCGAACATCTTCTATGTGGGCGGTGGCGTTGCCGGTGCCCAGTTGATCGCAAAGGCGATTGGAGGCAAGAAATGACCGGCTCTGAAATCATGGCCGTCGTCGGCTTCTTCGTCATGCTCTCTGGCACGCTCTGGGGCATCTGGTGGCGGATCGAGGGGAAGGTGGAGAAGGCCAAGACAGAGGCGGCCGGTGTTGCAGCCTCAGCCAACGCGCTCGCCCTTCTTACGCGCCAGGAACTGGCCGACCACAAACTCCATACGGCCGAGACATACGTGACCAAGGCCGGCATGCAGGAGCAGACAGCGCAGATCATGCGCGCCATCGAGGGCGTCGGCAATCGGATTGATGGCCTTGGTGAGCGACTAGATCGCCTCTATGAAGCGAGGCCGGGGACAAGGCGGTCGTCCTAATCCCGTATGAAGACACCGGCCTCGTCGGCAGCCAGTAGGAACGCGTGACGCGACTCTTCCGGGTCGACCTTGCCCTCCAAGGCGGCCAGGCATATTTCCTGCGCCGCTTTGAAGGCCGGACCTTCGTCCGTCGGCCAGTGGTAAAGCAGGATGCCAGCCGCCTCGCTCGCGCTGCTGATGGTGCGATAGACACCGAGCGTCAGCGTCTCGAACGTGACGGGTTCTGCCCAGAGGCCGGCTCTCATGGGTCAGGCGCCGGGTCCGGGTCTTCGGCGTAGGCCAGTTCCCTGTTGTCGACGACGCTTTTTAGTGCGGCGAAGACAACGTGCGGTGGCCATCCTGCCGTTATCGCTTCGTCGATCAGGTCGCGAACGTGGTCGTCGAGCGCCTGTTCGCAGTCCATCTGCGCGTCGTCAGGGTCCACGCCCTGTCTGGGTCCTGTAATCGTAGCCATGCGCACCTCCACTTCGAAGGAGAATAGGGCTGGCGGCTATCTAGGCAAGGGTCGCGCGACCGGCACGGTCCTGTCCGCGCTGCGAGCACTGACGATGCTTCGCCCGCGCTCGCCACAAGTAGCGCACCGGAACGTTCGGTTAAGCGCAGGACCGTCGGGCGGAAGCTTCGTCATGTCCAGCTCGACGAACCTGTCGCATCGCTCGCAATGCACGTGATATCGCAGGTTCATTGCCACCATCCCGCCCCAGGTGCTGTTGTTCATCAGCGGGGAGCCTGGGCAACAATCCATGTGTTGCTGCCCTTGTTGCCGCACTTGCGACACCGCAGGGCGGGCCGCAGGTCTGCGATCCTGGAGGTTTCCCCGTGTTCACGCGCCAACTGCCAACGATCTACCCAGCCTTCGCGCTCGCACTGTGAGCAATGGCCACCAAGTTCGTACCATTGCGGCAGGCTCTCGAACGTCGGCTTTTGCGCATTGAACAGCGACTCAAAGTCGAGCGGGGCAAGCTTCCTGTTGGTCATACGGCTTTGTACTTATTTTGTTCTTATCGATCAAGCCCCCTCTGCCTCACGGTGGAGGGGGCTGTTTTTGTTTCTGGTCTTGACAAATTTGTAAAAAAGAACTAAGGTGAACAAATTGGCGCTACCAACGCCATGCGCCGCCAACCAAGCGGTTCCTACCACCAACAGAGGAGGCATACATGACCCTGCTTAGACGCATGGCGTTAATCGCCTTGGGGGCGTTCATAGTCGTTGCGGTCGTATTCGCACCGAGCGCCGCTGCCTACATCTTCCCGAAGATCCCGGCACCAACAACGGTCATGGTCGAGCGCGCCGCTCCCACGACGCCGGTTATGGCTGACGCATCGCTTCTCATCAAACGGCCGTCAGACCTCGGATCGGCCTTCCATATCGGCGGTGGTCGCATCGTTACCGCGGCACACGTCGTCGTCGGGGCGAAGGTCGTATCGATCAAGTCGTGGGACGGTCGAACATCGTCTGCCACCGTCGTGGCGGTCGACGAGAAGACCGACGTTGCTATCCTGCAGACCAACATGAAACTGCTCGCGGCCGACCTCAGCTGCAGCGTGGTGCCCGTAGGCACGCCGCTGACGGCGATCGGCAACCCGATGGGGCAGGAGTTCGTCACCGTATGGGGGAAGGTCGCTGGCGCACCGCGCGACGGCCTAGGACGCCTTCTCTATGTCACCGACATGACGACCGTCATGGGGCAGTCCGGCGGACCGGTCTTCGCTGACGGCCGTATTGTCGGGGTCACATCCGCCGTGATGCTTGCGCCGCTGCAAATCCCAGGCTCGTCCGGCGGCTACGTCCCGACGATCGTCGGTCTCGGCTACGTCGTGCCGTCGACGGTGGTGTGCGAGATGATCGCGAAACTTGATGCCGCTGGCGGGGAGGGCTCTGTATGACCGCCCGCCTCATCATCCTCAACACGTGCTGGCTGGCGCTCGTCGCGTGGGCGGCAATCATGGGCTACGTCACGTTCGTCTTCACCCATGACGTGTCCGGCATTTCGTATGTGATCGCCGTCCTGCTGGCGGTAACGACCGCAGCAGCGTTCTGGGGCAAGACCAGCCTCCTGCCGCACGCCAAGCTCTGGTTCGTCATGCTCGGGCTGATCGGGAATCTGATCGGGTTTATCCTTGCGATTCAAGGCATGGCCTCCGGCTCTCTGGACAGCGCCGACGGCCTCATGACACTGGCCAATGCGCTCCTTGAAGGCATGAGCGTTGCGTTCTGCTCGACGCTGGTGGGTGCGATCGCTGCGCTCTGGACGAGCACGAACGCATGGCTGCTCGGGCTGGCGGCAAGCGAATGAGCGCGTGGATATATGATATGTCGTCCGCGCCAAAGGATCGCCCAATCCTCGGCCTTTGCCGCCACGACGCCGACCCCTACCACGACGAAGTCACCGGCAGGCTGACCGATTACGGGTGCAGCGCGGAAGGCTTGGGCCGCGTTCAGGACGGACCGCACGTTCTCGTCTGGGGTGGTGGAGATAGCGACTACGACGAGTGGGCGCAGAAGACCATTTCTTGGCCAGACTGGTGGTTTCGCTTCGGGAGTGAGTTTGAGGAGGCCGCCAATCCGATCGCATGGATGGCGATTCCTGACGAGGGAGCGTTCCAATGATCCGCACCCTCATCCAAGACGTGCTCCTGGCAATGCTGCTGGGAGTGGTGGCGGTCGTCATGTTCATCCTGCCGTCGGTCAATCCGAAGGCAGAAACCGACCCCATCGACCCACCCGGAAACCTTGTAGCCTCCGCCGCATGGCCTGCTGGCGCCATCGACGTGGATCTCTGGGTGAAGTCGCCAGGCGACGAGGCGGTCGGCTACAGCCGCAAGTCCGGCAAGGTGTGGAGCCTGCTGCGTGATGACCTCGGCACATCCAACGATCTCTCGGGCCTTAATTTCGAGAGTGCTTTTACGCGCGGGCTCCCCGACGGCGAGTACGTCGTCAATGTGCGTTGCTACGGCTGCGCCGGCAAGGTGCCGGTGCCCGTGTCGGTCGAGGTGCGGCTCGCCTCGGGCGAACTTGTCTGGTCCGGCGTCGTGACGCTTGTTTCCGAAAAGCAGGAGAAGACAGCGCTGCGGTTCGTCATGCGAAGCGGCAAGGTCGTGCCGGGATCGGCGAGCCATGTTTTCAGAGAGATAAGAGGAGCGAAGTGATGGATATCTTCGGAATCTCGACAGCGGTAAAAGCCGTCGTGGAAGTATACTTCCGTGGCGCGCGACGAACAGGACGCACAAAAAATCTGTTGGACACGGTCAAAAAGGGCGACACCGTCGTATTCGTCAATAGGGAACAGGCTCGACTGTTCGAGTGTCTTTGTCGGGAGAATGAAATCACGGACGTTAAGACCGTGATCCTGCCTGTCGAGGACCCCGCTGCGATCTTTAACCTTCCAATGACTGAGGGCCGACTGATCTTTGACCATGTCTGGCTGGAAGAGCATTACCACCGCGAGGTCTCGTTGATCGGAAACCGTCTGGATCACATCGCTACGCAAGCGTCTGGCTGTGGTTCTGCTCATCGCGAGACGCGACGATTGGCGGTGCAAATGGCGAGGTGGAACCCATGACCCTCTCCCTCCTCCTATGGCTCGCCTTCGTGGTCGCCACCGCAACCGTGGTCGCCACCAACCCTAGGCTCCGGCAGGCAGTGGCCTTCGCCGTCATCGCGGCTGCCACCATCGCCATCCCGCTTGCGGCCCTCAGCTACCCTTCTCCCTGGCTACCGACGGGCCAACAGACCGTCCTCGGCGTTCGCGTCGACGTCGATAAGGCCATCTATGTGATGCTGGGCGACCCATCGTCTTCGGGCGGCGAGCCACGCCTGTTCGTCCTGCCGTACTCCGAGCAGACCGCGCAACAGTTACAGGCCGCCCAGGATGGAGCGGCCGACGGCGAGGGCGCGGTCGTCATGACGCAAGGCGAGGACGGCTCGCCCGGCTTTGCCGAAGAGGGCGGCGGCTCAAGCCCGCCCAAGAACGCGGAGGTGCCGCTGCTATGAGTTCGACGGTCATCTTCATCTGCCTTGCTGTCTTCATGGCCGCATTCATCTTCGCCGGCTGGTGGTTCTGGTATCCACCGCTGCCCGACGAACCGGAGGGCGAGTGATGCGATACGCGATTGCCATCGTTTTCTATCTGATCGGCGCGTTTCTGACTGGTGGCTACTACGCGAACCATCGGTGCAGTGCCTATCAGGAGTCATTCAATATATGCGGCTTTGACGCCACCCTGACAGGGATGTCTTGGCCCCTCTACTGGGCCGGTCGCGCCAGCCTTGAGGTGACGCGATGACCCTCACCAGCCTCTACCGCGAGATCGAGGCTCTAGGTGGCGCCACGATCATAGACGACTACGACGAGGGCTATACCGACGGCCTTGAGGACGCGCTGAAGGTGCTGCGCAAGCACGGCTTCGGACTGGATATGGCGCCGGGACCTTCATTGAAGTGGTCTCGATTTGAAAGATTTTTGACGGCAAGAACGCCGTTCGACACGGTCGTTTACGGCGTCGGCCCTTGGTACGAATTGTCGGGCGAATGGACCGTCCGCCTCAACGGCAAGGAGATCGGCCGCGCGCCGAACGAAGCTGGCGCGAAGTCACTAGCGCAGGAAGACTTCGTCCGCCGCATCCGTAGCAGTTTCATGGAGACAACATGCCCCAACCAATCCTAACTGACGAACAGATCGCCGAAGCCGTTGCCGCCATGCATGCGCACGGCAGCCAGTCTGCTGCGGCCGCCGCGCTCGGCCTTGCGCGCTCCAGCTTCCAGAACCGCCTCAGACGGGCGGCGGAGCGGGGGTTACTTGGCACCAAGCCGGTGTTGCCGGGATTCCGCATCGTGAAGGTGAGCAACGGCCCGCACGGCGACTATGTGCAGCAGAAGCCGGATGTCGGCCCGGAATTCGAGGTGCCAGCAGGACATACCGTCAAGGGCGTATCGGCGCTTGTTGATGCGGAAGGCCGGACGATTCAGCGGTGGGTGAAGACCCGCAACGAATATGCGCCGCAGGATATAGCCGAAATCCTGAAGGAGGCGTTCAAGGATGTTGAGCCTGCGCGCCCGACGATGGCGCCATCCATGGCGTGCCAGGATCTGCTCACGCTCACGCCGCTGGCTGACTGGCACATAGGCCTATTCGCGTGGCATCGCGAGGCCGACACGAACTGGGACCTCAAACTGGCCGAAGACACGATCGGTCGTGGCGTCGAAGACCTTATCAGCCGCACACCGCGGAGCGCTCATGCTATCGTGCTGGGTGGCGGGGACCTTTTGCATAGCGATACGAACGAGAACAAGACGGCGCGGTCGGGCAACGCCCTGCAGGTCGATGGGCGGTATCAGAAGGTGCTGATGACGGCCTGCCGACTGGTCGTTCGCACGATCGACGCCAATCTCCGCCGGCACGGCCACGTCACGGTGCGCATCCTGCCGGGCAACCACGACGAACACGCCTCGGTCGCGGTCGCCTATTTCCTACTGGCCTGGTATCGCAACGAGCCTCGCGTGACGGTCGACGTCGACCCGTCGCTGTTCTTCTGGTTTCGGTTCGGCAAGGTGCTGCTTGGCGCCACACACGGGCACACCGTCAAGCTGAAGGATATGGCCAGCATCATGGCGCACCGCCGGGCGGAGGACTGGGGCGCTACCCGTCACCGTTTCGTGCACGGATTCCATATCCACCACTCCAGCAAGTTCGCGACAGAAGGCAATGGCGTGATTTCTGAATCGCACCAGACGCCGACGCCCCAGGATGCGTGGCATTTCGGAGCGGGCTTCCTATCGGGGCGGTCGATGCAGTCGATCTCGTACCATCGCGAGTTCGGCGAGGTGTCGCGTGTCCGGGTGGCCATGATGGATGCGGCCAACGACAACGTGCCGGCAGAACAGAGGAGTGTGGCTTGAGCTCCTTGATCATATTGTTGGTGACGCCCTTCGCGGCCATAGGCGTTGGCGTAGTCACGCTTCTAACCTGCCTCATGTTCGGAGAGATAGTCAGGGCGATCCGTCAAGGTCATAGGGTGTCCACGGTAGCGGCGCGTGTGTTCGAGCGCCGCCGCAAACCAACGTGGCGCGAATGGTATTACGCCTTCCGGCGCGAGTTTTTTAACGGATACTCCACGTTGCGGATAGGCTGGATAGAAATCCCGCATGATCCTAACGAGCGGCTGCGATCAAGCCGACGCTAACCACCACCCTGCCGGCCACCAACCGGCAGGACTACCACAAGAGGAGACTTAGATGGATGGCTTTCAAGGCCAAGTAGACGAATGGATGGTCAAGTGCTTCAGCCGAGAAATTGCGGACGACGTTGCCGGTGGACCCGTGGGTACCATTGAGATCAAGGGTCCGCATATCGAAGACATCCGGAGGGCCGCGTGATGTACGCATTCAAGAACGAATCCCCTGTCCCCGTCGAACTCACCACCACCGCCTTCGGCTCGCTCGAGAAGTATCGGCCGGCGAATGATAATGTGCCAGCAACGCATGTGGCGGCTGGCATGAGCGTGGACTCGGCCGGCAACATGCGGCCGATGCTTCCACAGCCTGAATTCGACGGCGGCATCTACGTCGGGCTGCGGCGTCCGGCGTCCACGGACAGCAGACAGTTCTACGGCGACAATCCCCACATGGAGATGACGCCGGAGGAGCGCCTGCCGCAAGGCCTTGCTCTTCTCGCTGACCAGTCAGGCTACGTCTACCTCGGCTCGCCCTACAGTAAGTACGAGGCCGGCCACGATGCTGCGGCCCGCGTTGTCGCGGATGCTGCCGCGCGGCTCATGCGGTTCGGAATGGTCGTCTACAGTCCGATCGCGCACGGCCATGCCATTACGCTGGCGGGCGACCTGCCGCTGACGTGGGACTTCTGGAAGCGCCAGTGCCAGCCTTTGGTGGATGGCGCGGCCGGTATGATCGTTCTGACGATGGCTGGCTGGCAGGAGTCGGTTGGGCTGCAGTACGAGATCGAGGAGTTCGTGCGGGCTGGCAAGCCGATCCTTCATGTATCGCCGCGGTGGCTAGCTGAGAACAAGGTGGGGAGGGTGTGATGCGTTGGTTCAAGAGAAAGACCTATCCATATGAGGTGGTCGTGCATCTGGATGGACGCCATCCGTACCTCGACGGGCATGAGCTAGACACGGAGACGCGGGATGTAACGCTCACCGTTCCGGCTAAGGATTGGAACGACGCTGCGGAACGGGCGCTGGAGGCTAGCTTGCCTCTGCGTGCGTGGAGCTACTCAGTCACCTCTGTTCGGAGGACGCGAACATGACCTATCACCGCGAAACTCTCACCGGCCGTAGCCGTCATCGCGCCGACGAGGCGGGCCGGCTCATTCTTCAGGTTGAGGTCGATCGCCACAGCAATGCGCCAACGCTTCGGCATTGGCGGGACGCCAAGGCGGAAGACTTGACCGTCAAGAACAACATTTCGGAGGCCGCATGACCTTCCCCACCATTGAAGCTTCCGGCACCTTCACTCCAGCACCTGGGTTTTGGGATGTCGTGAAGGATATAGCTGACCGCCAGCAAAGAGCAGCAGACGAAGACGGCGGCATGCATACGGTCGGCGTCGAGATGCTGGTCGGTTATGAGGAAGGCCAGTTTACTGTCGATGATCTGATGATGGAGGTGCGAACATGACCGGACTCGGACTCGGCATTGCTGCCGCAGCAGCAATTTATGCGGCCTACAACACCAAGAGTAGCAATCGCGCTATCGCCTTTGTCGTTCTCGCCTTCTTTGCAATCGTGGGGGCTTCACAATGACCTACCAGTTCTACGTCGGCCAGCAGGTCGTTTGCGTGGATGACCAGGTGCCGCTGGAAGGCGGAGCTTCGGTCAAGGACGTTAATCTGACCGAAGGCGATATCTTCACCATCAGATGGGTCGGCATGGCCAGTCACTACGTCTTCGGCGATTATCTGGGCGTGAAGCTTGAAGGCATCGACAGCAAGTTCGGCGAGGCATGGGGCATTCTCGACGCACCGTATGCCGCTCGCCGGTTCCGGCCGCTCGTCAAGGACAGGCTTGGCGGTCTGCGGGCGCTACTTGTGCCCGGCCAACCGCTGGCGCCCAGCGTGGATGAGCCTAAGCGGCGCGAAAAGGTGAAGGAAGAGGAGACGGTTTGATGGACCTAAACCTGCACGCGGACCAGAGCACAAGAATCCGGCAGGCTGCTGATTACGCTTCGGGCCTCGCCGACAACCTGCGGAAGCTAAACAGCGGCCCGGTATTCGACCACGATCGTGAAAAGCTAGTTGAGGGCGTGAACATCTGGTTCGACCGGCTCGCCGAACTGCTTGGGAAAAAAGGAGAGGCAGCATGACCAAGGAACAGGAACAGGCCATTGCTGCGGCAGTGCGCGCAGCAATCGAGGAGATGGGCGTGGCGGTGTTCAAGAAGACGTCGTTCTTCATGTCGGCAAGGAGGGGCGCATGACTGTTCAACAAAAAGAAGAATCGTTGAGCATGATTGAGCGGGTGGCGAGGGCTATAGTCGAGACCCCGCCGGAGGAAAGGCAGGAATCTACTCCAGACGGCTGGCGCATCATCCGAAACTTTGAGCGCACCGCCCGCGCCGCCATTGAGGCGATGCGGGAGCCGACGGAGGGGATGCAGCACGTAGGGCTTGAGTTCGACTACCACAACGTCGAATCTCTCTGGCAAGCCATGATCAACGCCGCACTGGAGGAAAAACCATGACTCACGAACCGCAACTTGCCGCCCTCGGTGCGGCGATCGGGAAGTATGAGCGGTTAAGCCATGAACCAGTAGAGCGGCTGCGTGAGCCGTCAGCGGGCCGGTTTTCATACCTGAACAGCGCCGAGATGGTGGTTGCCAACGACAACCATCGCCCGCTACTTCTCGGCATTACTGGAAAGCGTAATGTCGGCAAGTCCACCGTCGCCACACTGCTTGAAGAGCGCTATGGGTTCGCCCGCGCGCATGCCTTCGACGGCGGCAAGGAGGCGGCCCTATATTACTTCGCACACGTCACTGGAGACATCATACTTGCCGAGCGCATGGTTTACGGCGAGTTGAAGGACGTGCCGTCTTCTCATCTGCCTGGCAACGTGGCCCCGCGATTCTTCTTAGAGAAGTTCGGTCACTTTATGGGTGTGACGATGGGAGTAGAATGGACACTCGCCATGGAGATTGCCCGCATTCGTCGGGAGTCGCCGCGAGCACCGATCGTCGTGGAGAGCCTTGTGTATGAAGCGCCGTGGTTTAAGGCGCAGGGCGGAGTTGTCTTGCGGCTGGAACGGCCTGACTTCGAAGGACCGGAAGGCATAGAGAGTGACAGCGTGCAGGCGCTTGTTGAGGCAGATCATACGATTATCGCGGCAACGGTGCAGGATCTGGAGCGCGAAACGGAATGGCTTCTGTACGGGCTAGAAGCCATCAGGAGGGCAGCGTGAGGCACTATCTAACCTGCCGGCCCGATGGGACAGTGCACACGGTATGGGGCTGGATGTCCGATGCTGTGTCGTCTTGCATCCGCAACGGCACGGGAGGATGGTTCGTTATGTGCAGGAAGTCTGGGCGCATCGTTTATAGGAGGGCGACGTGAGCAACATGCCGGAAGATGTCGTGACTGCCGCATGCGAGGTGCATGAGCAACTGCAGAAGATAGGCGATATTCCAATGGACACAACGGACGATGCGCCGGCCGTTCACCTCATCGCCGCCGCCATCCTCGCAGAGCGCCAGCGCTGCTCTGACGTGGCACGGCACCTAAACGGATGGGGGCCTGTCGGCGGGCATCGCGTGGCAGAGCACATCGCGCAAACTATCCTCAATCCATAACCACCCAACCCCGCCCGTCAAACGGCCGCAAAGAGGAGAGCAATGCACCACGATAACGACAATATACCGGCTATCGACCGGCTCCTGACGCCAGAGGCCATCGCTGAGAGGATCACCGCTGCGAGTGGTGTTAGTATGTCGGCGCGCACCGTCTGGGAGAAAGCCAGGCGGGTGGGCGTCTCAAGAAAGATAGGAAGAGCGATGCTCATCTCCATCGACGACATACCGGAACTGCTTAAAGAGGAAAAAGCCAAATGGCGAAGTTATTCAAACGAGGGAAGGTCTACTACTTCGGCGTCAGTCGCCCCGACGGATACCACCGAGAAAGCACTGGCCTTGCTTCGAAAAAGGAAGCTCAAGCGCTAGCAGAGGAGAGGGCGGCTCAAATCAGGCTGGCCGATCAGCGGGGCTTTGATGAAGAGAAGACGATAGCGGACGCTGCATACGCCTATCTCGCGGCTGGGAAAGATGGTCGGTTCATCGAGCCAATCATCAAGAAGTGGGGGAAGCGCAAGCTGCGCGGGCTGAAACCGGAGTGGGTTCGCCAACACGCGAAAGACCTATACCCAGCCGCATCGCCAGCGACATTGAACAGGCAAGTCCTGACCCCCGTGCAGGCAATAGTGAATTTCGCCTACCAGGATGAGGACGGCCGGCAAATCAAGATCAAGCGATTCGCCGTCGACCCGAAGAAGAAGGAGGCCGTTGACGCTGAGTGGCACGCCAAGTTCGCCGCGAAGTCAAAATCTCCAGGCATGACGGCCATGGCCCGGTTCATGTGGGAGACGGCCGCCCGCATCAGTGAGGCGTGCCGCGTCACGGCGAACGATGTTGACCTGGAGGCGCGGACGGTAATGCTCACCAAGACGAAGACCAAGCCTCGCCTGACGCGCATCTCTCCAGTCCTCGCAGAAATGCTTCGGCCGCTGATGGCCGTCGACCCCAAAAGGAACCGGCAGAACAAGAAGAAGGTCAACGGCCTATTCGGCTACGCAAGCCGGCACGCCGTGTACAATGGGTGGAAATCTGTGTGTGACGACGCTGGCATCGCGTATGCGCCGCCACACTCCGCTGGCCGCGTCACATTCGCCACGGAGCTTGTTGTCCGACGCGGTATAGACCCAGTTACCGCTGCACGCTTAGGTGGATGGGCCAGTCCAAAAGTGATGATGGATACGTACGCAAAGGCCGATCCGGCTCACGACGTCGTGGATGCTATCTTCGGCGAGAACGTCGAAAAAAGTGCACAAATCCTGCACACGGAAGCTACGGAAATTGAAGAGGCTGATTTTCTCAATGAAATCAGTGACTTGCAGGCAAAATCTGCAAGCAACCGCCCTTAGCAGGGGAGCGCCTTCGACCACTCGGCCACCTCTCCGCTCGCGATTTCACTATGCGGCATGGGTCGGGATTGCAAGGCATTTTTAGATTTTTGCGACAATATCCAGAATTTCTCGCGCCTTAGTCCGTGCGGCCGTCCTCTGCACGCGCAGCGGTCTTTTGCGCATCGTCTCCATGCGGGCCGTGTCGAGCACGGCCACGCTCTCAGGGCTTTTCAAGCCGATGATTCGGGAGGCACAGAATGCCTCCCGCCGTGCAAAGGCGGGCCTACCCCGCTTTGACGCGCGCGGCGTGTTCCAGAACGGGAACACAGACATCGAGATCGCCGGATGCCAGGTGCGCATAACGCATGGTCATCTGCAGCGTCTGGTGCCCGAGCCATGTCTGCACGCGCCGGATATCGATCCCGCCCTGCACGAGCCGTGACGCGCAGGTGTGCCGCAGGATATGCGGCACCACGTCCGGTTCCGCGCCGAGACCGACCTCCTGCTTGGCCTCGTTCCACGCCGCCCGGAACTTTGCCTGGACGATGTTCGTGAAAGGCCCGCGCCGCCTGCGCTCCGAAGCCTGAATGGCGGCCGCTGCCCGCTCGGTGAGGGGAACAGAGCGGCTTTTGCCGCTTTTCGTCAGCCAGAACGTCACGCGGTCCTGATTCATATCCTGCCATCGAAGGCCGATACCCTCGCCAAGCCGCGCGCCGGTGTCGATGAGGAAGATGCAGAAGCGACCATAGAGTTCCGATTTCTCGGATATGGCGGCGAACAGCCGGTTTTCCTCTTCCGGCTCGAGAAAGCGGATGCGTCCGGCCTTCTCCTTCAGGCGCTTGAACTCCGGCAGGCTTTGGATGTCGCCCATCTTCTGGGCCTTCTTCAGAAGCTTGCTGAGCGCCGCCATCTTGCGGTTGATCGTGGCATTGCTGTTGCCGCGCTTGCGAAGCGACGACGTCAGCGTATCCAGCATCTCGTCGGTGAAGTCCGAAAACTCGACGCCGAGCAGGATCTCGTCGAGCTCGCCGACGAAGGACGTGACATTGTATTTATGCGAGCCCGGTTCCCAGAGAACGTCGACATAGCGGTCGAGCAGGGCGCGAAGCGAAGCCTGATTGGAAGCGTTCTGAAACTGATAGCTCAAGCGGTAGGGGCCGCTCATCAAGGGGTGATTTAACATGCTGACCTGACTGCGCCCGATGTGACGCGCATTGGTTGCATTAAATTGCTTATAAATTTCCTGCTAATTAACCCCAAAAACTAGCCGGAACGCGAAAAACCCGACCTACAGCCGGGTTCTCCGTTTTTGGATGAGCTAAGCCAAATTGGCTTAGAAGTTACGCTGCAGACGCAGGAAGCCGGTGACGAAATCGTCCTCGTTGTCCGGATCCGTGTAGTTGACGGTTGCCTTGAGGGCGAGGTTGTCAACGATAGCGTAGTCAACCGTCAGGCCAACGCGCCATGCGTCGTTGCCGTCGATGAGACCGTAGTCACCGAAGTACTGAGCACCGGGGGTGATCGTCAGCTTTTCGGTTGCCTTGAACGAGTAGTCTGCTGCAACGCTCCACTCAGCAGCGTCATAGTAAGCGTTCGGGCCGCTGGCATAGAGACCCATCAGCTCGAACGTGCCCGGGCCAACTTCAGCCGACAGCCAAGCGCGGACTGCGCCTTCTTCGGTCGAGTCGTCGTATGCACCGAGCAGTTCGAAGTTCACGCCGCCGAGGGTGGCAGCAACCATACCGGAGACGCCGAAGCCGTTGTGGTACGTGGCATTCGTAAGAAGGTCGGTGTAATCCGGGATTTCATCGACGCTGAGGCCGGCGCGGAACGTGCCGCCGTCATAGACGTAACGAACCGAGGTGAAGCGGGTGATGTTCGACGCCGTTTCGGTTTCGCCGATCAGGTCGTTATCCCACCAGTTCAGGAAGGTACCGACGCGGAAGCCGCCGAGTTCGATGTAGGCTTCATCAATATAGAAGTCGCTCGAAGCACCGCTACCAAGACCGACAAGTTCTGCGTTCTCGATATCGAGGCCCAAACCGCCGTGACCAGACTCGCCGTGGATGGCGATGAAGCTGGTGAGCGTGCCGAGTTCCGTGTCAGACTTCGCGTCGAAAGCGACGCGAGCGCGCGTCCAGGAGCTCCAGTCGGAATTGCCGAATTCGTCACGACCGAAGTCGGTCTGGAAACGGACGTAACCGCTGATCTTGAGGCAGGTTTCGGTGCCCGGGATGTAGAAGAAGCCGGTGCCGAAGGCGTCGCAAACGCGAACGTATTCCAGGGGCTCGGGCTCAGCAGCGACGATAGCGTCGGC